AGGTCATCTTGCCCTCATTTCTCCAGCCGGAACGCCCGGCAGGCACAACCCCGTTCACGGCACCCGGTCGAGAGTTCGAGAGCGGGCATGAGGGTAACGACAGTGACTTTCCTGCCGTCGCGCTGCTTGAACCCATGCACCATCAGGGGTTTATGGGCCGGGAACTGGTGGTGCTGACAGTCGGCGCACTTAGGGCCGTTGATCAGGTCCCTGGTCGCCGCCGTCGACCGTCCGTGTCTGAGTTGCTTGGTCCGGCTCACGAGGCTTCCCCCCAACGTTTTGTTATTGAGACGTCGATTTCGAGCTTCACCAGGAGCCACGGGCACCGGGCCATCATGAGAGTCGACATCTGATCAACGCAAATCTGGGCGGCAGCCTTCGCCTCGGCGGCCGGAGCGTCCAGCAGGATCGAATCATGCACCGGGAGGACGAGCATGGTCTTCATTCCCAGCCGCCGGAGTTCCCGGTCGACATGAATCGTCGCCAGATTGTTGATATCGGCGCCCTGGGAGGCGATCATGAAATTCGCCGCTTCCCGGTGAATGGCATCGATCTTCCACTCCACCCGGTCCCGCAGAAGATTCTTGATCTCTGGGAACCGGCGGTGGAGGCCGAAGCGATTGACCATGAAGCCGTACTTGTCCACGGTCGCGTGTTGCTTCCTGATCCACTTGAATACGTTGGGGTAAGCCCGCTCGTAGGAGGCCAGCATCGCCTCCGCTTCCTGCTCCGTCATCCCGAACTCGGCCGCCAGGGCGTAGGCGGTGACACCGTACACGATGGCAAAGTTGATGCGCTTGGCAATGGAGTACAGGCGGTGGGTCTTCTCCTTGCCCAGGTACTTCTCCTTGAACATCAGCCGGGCCGTCAGTTCGTGGAGGTTCTGGCCGGTCGTGATGGCCCCGATCAGCGTCTTGTCCTCGGATTCCGACGCCACCAGCCGGACCTCGAGCTGTTTGTAGTCGGCCGAGATCACGGACCCGCCGTCGAACCGGCTGATGACCATGCCCCGGACGAGCGGATCCTCCGGCATAGCCTGAAATGGTGGCTTGGTGACCGACAACCGATCGGTGACCACGAAAGCGGAGTTCATGGAAGGCCGGACGATGCCGTGCTCGTCGGCGAACGTGGGGAACTTCTGGAGGAAGTTGTTCTTGAGGGTCTTCATTCCCTTCCATTCCAGGTAGTTCTTGACCACCACCGACTTGTCGGCCAGCGTCTTGATGGACGCCTCGGCCACGGAGTTCTGGCCCGTGTCGGTCTTGACGTCCGTCTTAAACTTCATGATGTCGAAGAAGAGACGCCGCATCTGGGTGTCCGAGTTGAAGTTGAGTTCCTTCTTCTCTGACTCCAACTTCTCGACCAGTTTCTTGACCGGCGGCTGGGCCATAAGCGCCGTGGCCAGCGTGTCCATCTTCTCCTGGTATTCAGCGTCGATCTTCTCACAGTACGGCACGTCGATCTTGATGCCGCGGACCTCCATCCTGGCCGTCATCTTGGCCATGGGGAGGGCTATCGTCTTGTAATGGTTCGCCATGAGCGGATTGTAGAGCTTCTTGAGTGGTTCGATCAGATGGGCTGTCTCCCAGGAGTCGATCCCGCCGTAGGCCCCGGCCCCTGGGAACGCCGGTACTGGGCCGTCGTCCCCGACATAGGAGGCGATCCGGTCGATGGGAACGGTCTCGTAGTCCCAGCCGCGCTCCTTCATGACCGGCCAGACGTCCCAGTCAGGAGTGCCGCGGAGCTGGGCGGCCACGTCGTTGAGGCGGTGGCTCGAGTTCTCGTCCACCTGCCGGTGCATGACCATGGTATCGTAGTGGAGGTTGACCGGCTCGACGCCGTACTCGTCGATGGCCCACCGGGTCTCGAACGCGCAGTTATGGGCGCCCTTTGCGACCGGGCTTTCCAGGAACTCCTTTATGACCTCGTGGGCACGAATGCCCCACTTTTCCACGTTGAGCCAGATAGCTTGCTTCCCGTCTGACCAGCTCGACGTCCGAATCCGGCCGCCCTCCGATTTGAATTTCCCAGTCGTTTCCAAGTCCCAGGTAACGGGCCCCTGGAACATCCGGAGTAACCCTCGGCACTCCTTCGGACCAACCTCGAACACCGGAGGCCCTTTCGGCTTCGTTTCCGGCCTGAGGAGGTATCCAAGTTCCCGGCAGTGAGACTCGAAGGTGGCCTTGTTGCGTGGATACCGCAAAATGTAGGACGGGTGAAGGAGCGCAAAAACTGGGACACCCTGGGCCTCCCCCACAACTCGTCCACTCCAAGTGGAAATGCCGGTCTTCCCCACCAGAGCCTTGAGTGCTATGTTGCCCAGGGCCACTAGCATCTTCGGTTTTGCGGCGGCGATCTCGGCGTCCAGGTACGGTCGGCATGCGGCAAGCTCCTCTTTATTAGGGTCCCGGTCCTTGTGCTTGTGGTCTTGTGGGAAACACTTCACCGCGTTGGTTACGTAGGCGGGTTGGAGCTTGTACAGCCGGATGGCCTGGGTGAGGAGCTGGCCCGCCGGTCCGATGAAGCACCGCCCGTCCCGGTCCTCGTCCTTGCCCGGCGCCTGCCCCACGAACATCAGGGCCGGAGCCGCCGTCGTGCCCCGGCCCGGAATGCAGACCCGGTTAGAAGTCTGGTGTAGGGGACATTTGGTGCACCCAGGATCGGACAACAGTTGAGTGGTCATCCCTGCTTGTTGCGTGGTTTGTCGAGTTCGATGTACGTGATCTTCATTTCCAGCATGCGTCCCAGGTCCTTATGGCACTCATTGAAAACGATGCTGAGCATGTTGGGCATCAACTCTGAGAGCCAGTGCTTGACGGACTTAGGTTCCATGTCCACCTTGTCCATAAGATGGGTGACCATGTCGATTCGGTGGGCGGTATAACAAGCCTCCACTCCAAGAATAGCTACGAGTTGCATCTTCGCGGCCTCGCGGTCGCCACGGTCGATGGCGTCTATTACTATCCTATAGGTGCTACCAACATCCTGCAGGGCCAGTTCCCTGCCAGCCATGTCAGAGAGCCGTGCTGTCAGTTCAACGTCTTTATTCTTCGCTTCCATCCGTCGTCTCCTTCTGATCCTGGGAACGCGCCGACCGCAATTCCCGTTCTACGACCCCCAAGATGTCAGCTCCCAGAGGTACCACCAGAAAGAAGCGATTGAGACCCTTCTTGTAGATCACCAGGATCGGGGTCTTAGTAGGGCAGCCAAGCCTGTGCTCAATACACGCCCCGGTGCGGGCGTTGCGGAACTCACAAATATACTCTCTGGCCGCCAGTTGCTCCGCGTTGAGGTACCAGTCGATGACCTGGAACGACTGGCGCTCCTTACACTCCACGTGTAGCCTGGGGTGGTCCAGGTCGCCGCCGTCACGCGTCAGGTCACACCCTGACCCGATCTTCCTCCTCACCCCGAATATCTTCCCCAGCCTCAGTTCCACCGCCTTCCACAATTTTCCCATTTTGATGCTCCTTCTCTTTCTTCTTGGCGTCCAAGATGTTGGGCAGTTGGACTGGGGCCAGTACCATCCTGTACTGGCTGTGGTCGACATTATAAGCTTTCAGACAGAACGCGCAGGTCTCACCTTTGAAAACGTCACGGGCGGTATAGGCGTGGAGCTTCCTGATGCTGTTGACCACATAGACCCCCACCCGGACGGTACCACAATAGACGCAGCATACCAGGGAATCACCCCACCCGGACTTCTCCTGGTACTGACCCTCCCGGTCAGCCTTCTCTCGATACGTTGGTTTGCTCAAATTTCCCCCTGCAATTACCCCAATGACCACAACGATCTGGAGCGCACCACCACGGCGGCGGGATGGACCCCGGGTTAGTCATCGGGAAGGAACCCCGCCTGATGCCGTCGACGACCGACGCCAGGACCTCCAGGCCCCACATCCACATCCCGGGTGACTTCTCGCCAGAGATCCGTTGGACGTACGGCGTCTTGGTTTTGATGAATGAGATGTACGAGACCTTCTTCTTCTTACGGGCCCAGGAGTAGCCGGTGAGCTGGAGGGACCGCATGAGGTCGTCGTGGGACTTGGGACGGGCGGCGGTCTTGTAATCCACCACGAGGTCCTTCTCCTCGACGTCGGTCTGTCCCTGGAGCCGGAACTCTAGGGCACCGACCTTCACGTTGTCGGAGAACGGTTCCTCGACGCTGGTCGGGTCGACCCCCTTGGAGAAGTCGGCGGCATATTGATTCATGAAGACCTTGCCACGGGTGAACATGGTCTCCTGGTCCTCACCGTCCCAGTCGAATTTGGCCTTCTGTTCCTCACAGAGCTTAGTGAATTCTTCGTCGGTCTTCTTGAACGAGGCCTCGTAGACGCCCATCAGGTTCTTGGCCGCCAGGGCCTTCCCTTTCTTGAGCTTCGTCTTGTTGTCCTCCTCCATGGCCGCGTGGACAGCGATTCCTTCCAGGAGGTTCCCGTTGGGCGGCGACCGCTGGCCCAGCACGTACTTCCGGTAATAGGCTTGCGGGCACCGGAGGTACTGGTCGGCCGCCGAGAAGTCGATGGCCTTGAGATTGACGGAACCGTCCTCATTGACGGACGGGAGGTTGATTTCCCGGAGCTTCCTGATGTCGATGTCCAAACTCATTGCGACTTTCTCCCGAATTCAAGTACCTGCATTCCCACGTATTCATGTAGGAGTTTGTCTTCCGGCCAGCCACCGTTCACGACCTCACAGGCCGAAGCGATGCCCAGATTGTCTACTAACATCTTGGCTATCTCACGCGCTTGTTCCCAGCTCTGTTCCCGGGTTTGGGGCGCCACCCGCATCGTGTCGCGGGAGAGGGTCTTCCGGCTGGAAGGGCCGACCACGACAGGGAACGGTGGGAACTTGGAGTGAAAGATTTGCTGGGTCCACTCCTCCGAGTACATACCGACGACTTTCCCCATGCAGGTATCCAGGTCTTTGCCGGAGTGGACGACAATGTGCCAGAATTCCAGGACGCTCTTCTCCTGAGCCGAACCCGGTTTGATTTTGTGCCGGAAGAATCTCCTGCCGACGGCCTTCGAATATGCCCTCGCCACCATTTCGACTATGATCGGGGTTGTGTGGCTCAGATCTAACATTCGCTGCCACAACGTCTGCCGGGTCGGAACAATTCTGCCGAATACGCGACCGAACGGTTCCACGTTAGTTTATCTGGGGCGGGTCGGAACCCGCGTCGCTCCGGCGACCACAACAACACCGCTAACAGGTGACAGCAGCCAACTCCAGAATGGAGAAGCTGCCAGTGGAGGAAAAGTGATCAAGGAAGGGGTTCTCATCCAGGAAAATTTCCTGTCGGCCACCCAGTGCAAAGTCCTGCGTGGCCTCTACAACGACTATCATACGAAAGTAAAAGGTCTGGACTACAACCGCCGACCGACCGTACACTATCTTGACATTCAATCACCTATTGATCAGATGAGAAAGTACAACTTCAGGTCGGCGGCGGAGAGAGCCGTCCAGAAGGCGGCCGACGTCTCCGGTATGAAACTCTTCCCAGAGGCAGTGTTTCTGGCTAAGATCGGAGTCGGCGAGAGGCACCCTCTCCACTGTGATAACGTAGAAGTGGGCCAGGACGGGAAGTGGAGGCCGAATCACACTCCTCAGAGGGACTACTCGGCCCTGATCTACCTCAATTCAGACTTCTCGGGCGGTGAACTCCACCTACCGGGACGCTTCGAAATCAAGCCGGAGGAGGGTCTCCTGGTAGGGTTCCCTAGCACCCAGGACTTCCCGCATGAGGTCTACCCGGTCACCGATGGAGTGAGGTACTCACTGCCTGTCTGGATGACGAAGGACACCAGATTCAGGCTTCATCTCCTTTAGAGGGTGTCTACCGGGTGCGCCGCCTACCCCCAGGCAAACACTGCCCGGTAGACACCGAAGGAGGAATTGCTACAGTTTGAGGACCGGTTGGATCATGTCCTGGTGGTGGCCGTCGACCCCGGCCGCATCATGGGCGGAGTCCAAAGCGTGAATCATAATCTTGGCCTGTTCAACCCCAAGAGTGTTTGCGGCATTTTGCAAACCTACCCCGGTAGCTGCCATGGCCTTATTCTTCTTGTCGATTTCCAGGTTTAAAGCATCGACTTCATCGTCGACCTTCTTCTTCCGGCTGGCCTGGAAGAGAGCCAAGAGGGTGAGGAGGCCTTCTCCAACGTAATGGCCAATCGGCCCGGTGGCGTCCCCGGCTGTTTTGATGATCATGCCGGGAGCTGTCTCTGCCGGTGGTGTCACTTCGGTGTACCACCGCCCGTCCGGGGCCTGGACCTTGTGGACGCCAGAGGCGCTGTCGACCGTCTCCGAACAGGAGGACGCGCCCATGGTCATGACGACCAACAGTGCGAGTCCGAACATCATAAAGAGCTTCATAGAGCCCTCCTTTCTTCTAGTGGGTGGGGGTTTTATCGGAATAAGTCAGGATGGAATGCAAGATCTTACCGGCGGCGGCGATACCGGCAGAGACGAGGGCCAGCAACCCAAGGAATTTCTTGGGATTGTGGGCGGCCGAATTCCACTCGTGCTTCTTGATCTCTTCCTCACACTTGTGCGGGGTGCTGGCTTCGCCTATCTTCAGGTGGTTCACCGCGGAACCTACACTCTTGAGACCTTCGACGAGCGATTTGTTCAGCATGTTCTGGTTTTCCGTGTACACGACCAGACGGGTGCTGACTTCGGTCAACTTCACGGTAGCCGCGTCCAGCTTTTCATTCTGATCTTTGACTTGTTCGTGAAGTGCCTCGGCCACCTGGATCTTGCCGGACATCTGGTCCACGCGGTCCCGGAGACGGCTGAACTCCCGCTCTTCTGTCGTCATGTGGGCGCCCTCTTCGTATAGATCTTGGTCATAGCTTGAACGCGTCCGGTCCTGGGGGAGATGAAAGCGTGAGCCTTCATTTCACACCCGTAGGACACTACGATCCGGTCTACGTGAGCGGCGCACAGACGCTCGTTGAGCTGGGCCGAAGACAGGTTGTTCTCCGAGCCGTCGAAGGCCCGTTCCCTGATCCAGCGCGTAGCAACGACCTTCTGGCCGGACTGTACCGGGAGACCGGTATGCATCGTCCGATGGTCGATGCCACCGTCCTGCATGGTGTTGTCCCACATGAGGGCGGCGCCAACTTCCGGCTTCACTTTGATCTTGAGCTTGGTGAACTCCGTCTCACCACCGGAAGTCGGCGCTTTCAGGTACACCATGACGGTACGGATACGCTGGCCGCCCTGGGCCAGATGTTTCCCGGCCGATGGGAGGCCCGGGTCGAACCAGTCGTGGTGGGGCTTGTACTTCTGCCAACGCTTGTAGCCGATGATCTGGATGGGCTCCCCCTGCTCCACTCTGGTCCTGGAGACCTGGGAGATGCGACGTTCGAGGGCGTCTACGAGCGAGTCCTCCGCTCCACGGAGCATGGTGAGGAACCCGGTCCGGTAGTCGGACTCTATGGACGAGCCGGTAGCATTGTCTACCACCGTAGAATTGACCTGCCTGCCTTCCGAAATATGGAGCAAATGGTCGCACTCTTCGGGAGACATGAAACTACGGAGCAGGACCACCCGGGGGGAGTCGCTGAGCTGGACGACTAGTTCCTGTGGTTTCACGTGGCCTGGACTCCCCAGGAGGTCTTGATCAGACCCTCCCCGTCGATTCCGGCTACCGTGGCGATGGCGCAGTTGTGCTTGTTCAGGACGGCTAGGATCTCGTCGTGACACTCCCGGGCCCGGCGGTCCAAGTCGAACTTCGCCGCTGCCTCGAGTTCCGCCGGGGTACGGGTGACCTGGGCTGGAGTAGACTTCGCTTTGGACTCTTTCATTTTCGGGGCCATAATTCCTCCTCCTAAGTCGCGTTCTCGGGGAGAGGCGGAACACTGTCCTTGCCGAGGAGTTTCATCTTGGTCTCGGGCTTCTCTTCCTCGAACGGGACGCCCTCCAGTTCCTTGGACTCGTCCAGATCCGCATTCTCTGGTAGGATGGCTGCCTTACGGACCAGACGACCGAATTCCTCACCGATGGAATCGGCCGCGCTGAAGAGGTCCTGTCGCTCACGGAACCCGGTGGGCTCCCCGGTCATGTGATCCTTGACCGCGCCCTGGACGATTGCCAATTTCACGCCGGATAGGGCTTCGAACGAGAGCTTGAGATCCACCTTCTCAGAAGGCTTCTCGATGTTGTCGATGCCGATGCTGCCACCGACATTGATTCGGACTGCGGCGTGGGGCTCCAACTCCCGGTCGGCCGCCAGGAGCCAGTTCTCCTGGGTGCGGTTGCCGCTCTTGGCGACCTGGACTTTCAGCCAGATGACTCGGACGTGCAACCGGGCTACGGACACCGGGAACTTCCTGGGGTTTGCCATAAATTCCTCCTCCTATAAAGGTCGGGTTTCACGGTCCCGACCGCCGACCGGACTACTTGGACGAAACGTCCGGCGCGACTTCGGCCTTCACCGGGGCAACGAGGTCCAGGGCCGCCAGATCCTTGTCGTCGACCTGTTGGGCCTTGGGCTTCCCGTCCTCGACGACCTGGATCGACTTCTTGGGCATGGCCACGGGCTTCGGGTCTTCCGGGGCTGCGTCCCAAGAAGCGAAAAAAGCATCCATCGCCGGACGGACGACATCGACGAACGGGACGGCGCAAGACTTCGCGTGGACGTGACCGGGAGTCGGGTCTTTGCAAAAGACCGTCTCGCCGTGCCCGGCCAGGGGCTCGAACTTCTCGCCGGACGGCTTGTACTTGATGTCGTCCTTGAAGATCTCGCCGAGGATGACGACTTCGCCGTCGTCCATGACCCGCATCGCTTCGTAGTAGATTTTCACTGGATCCTCCTTAAGCGTAGATGGCGTCGACCGCAGTCACCTGGGCCCGCTTCCATCCACCGTTGTAAACATAAACCTTGTTGTTGGTCGAGTCGTAGGTCATGGCCACCTGCCCCGTGGGGACGTTTGCCGGAACGCCGGTTGGGGTGCCCGCACAAGACGGGATCGTCAGCCAGCCGGTGGTCGCGTTGGTCGCCTGGGCGGCGGTGGCGAACGACACGCAGCCCGTGGGCAGTCCCAGGTAGGCCCCGTAGTTGACGATGGACGTGCCCACGTAGATGGTGCGGACCCGGTTGGCCCCGGCGGTGCCGAAGTCGAGCGCGTTGTCGGAGTTCGACACCCAGTGGCCGGACGCCTGGATGATCCAGCGAGTCGAGCCGGACTGGACGAACAGGACGCTCGACGTGTTGGCCGACCCGGTGCCGAAGCTGACCGAGCGGCCGGTGCCGGTGCCCCCAATCGTCGCCTGGATGTTGTAGCCGCCCGCCGCCGTGGTGAACTCCATCCGGCCGTAGTTGACCGGCGTCGTGTCCGAGTCCGTCGTCTCGTACAAGTAGTTGGACTGGGCGTTGGTCGTCCTGGACTGCGCCAGAATGTCGGACGCCGCATACCGCAGGAACACGGTGTTGTTCCAGTTGATCACTCCGGCCGTGTCGAACCGGACCGACGTTCCCGGGTAGATCGTGCGGGGGCGGGTCGCGCCCGAAGCGCCGATGTCCTGCACGTTGTCGGTCGACGTAATCCAGTGTGCTGCCGCCGCTGTCACCTGCCAGTTGTTAACGCTGCTGATGCCGATACCGACGTTGCGTTGAACTCCGGTGCCCCCCTTGGACCCGAGCAGGTAGCAGACGTTTCCGGTCCATACCAGCCCGGTCCGCTCGTAGTTTACGGGCGTCGAGTCCGAATCCGTCGTGTTATAGAGGTAGTAGGTCTGGGCGTTCGTGGTGTTGGACTGACTGAGCACGTTGGCCGCACTGCGCCGAAGGAACAGGTCGGTGCTCCAAGCCAGAACTCCGGCCGTGTCGAACGTGACCGACGTGCCGGGGTAGATCGTGCGAGGACGCGTGGCACCGCTGGCTCCGATGTCGAACGTGTTGTCGACCTGCGCACCGAAATGTCCGGTGGTCGACTGCAGGAACCATCGTGCGGTGTTGTCGCTGCCGAGGTACAGGTGGCCGCCGCCTGTATTGGAGCGCAGATAGGCGTTCGACCCGTCGTGCAGCATCTCGATGTACAGTGGCCCCGTGGTCGTGCCGTAGACTCGGAAGAGTTGGGCGTTCGCGCCGTTCTTGAGAGCGAGTCTCCCGCCCGCACTGTCTCGCGCGAGGATGACGTCTGCCGAAGTGACGCCGGACGACCCCCAGGCAAGACTGCCACCGGCGGGTAGAGAGAAAAGAAGCGGTTGAATCCGAAGGGCGTCCGTGCCAGCAACGGAGAAGCGGATGTCTGAAGACCCGGACCTCCAGAGCCCAGTGTTGGTCTCGTTCTCGAAGCTGTACGACGGCGTTCCGACCAGTCCGTTCGGCCCGAGCGTCTGTGTCCCGAAGTAGAGGCTGCGGATCTGCCCGGACGTCGCCTTGCCGATGTCCTTGGTGTTGCTGCCGCTGGGGAGCAAGTGCCCGGTCGACCCGGCGCCGTCGATGGTCCAGCGGTCCGAGCCGCCCGTGTTGAAGACGATGTCGGTGGAGCCCGTCGTGGAGATGGTGATGTTGTAATTGTTGCCCGAGCCCAGGGCTTCCTGGCGGAGTTGAGTGCCCAGCCCGGCACTGGCGTCGATCACGAAGCGGGAATAGTTCGAGCCGTCAACGTACTGGTTGTAGACGCGGTACGCCTGGGCTTGGCCGACCACGCGCTGGGCGAGGACACCCGCGGCGTCACGGGTAAGCTGGATGTCGACCGGATTCGTGCCGTCCCCCCAGGACATCGACCCGGCGGCGGTCATGTTGTAGCGCTTAACCACGTCCGTAACGACCCGGGCCGTAAGGACGACGGTTCCCGAAGTCGCACCGACGAGGTCGATGAGTCCGAAGGACTCAGAGTCGCCGACTACCGGTGGATTATCGAATTCCGCCATTTTTACCTCTAGACGACGAGATCCTGGACCGCGGTTTCACCGCTGAGCTGGACTTCGATTGGCCCGATGGTTCCCTGCTTGTACCGGACCCGGAACCACTGTCCCTGCTTGACCTTGAGGGGGGCCGTGTACGACCGCATCACGTTGCCGTAATCGGCGATGCGGACGGTCGCCCTGATGGCCCAGGTGCCTGGGGTGCCGTTGTTGTCCGGGGCGACCTCAAACTGGACCTTGGCGTTCCTGGCCGAGGAGTCCATCGAGGCCACGATGTCCTTGATGGAAAGCTCATTACCCACGTCGTTGGGGATCTTGCTCACCGGGACCAAAGTCTGAGCTATGATGACGGTGAGGGCGAGGTTACCTACTGCGTCTTCGCCGTACGCGTTGAAATTGCCTTGAGGATTCACTAGACCCATAAATGCTCCTACGGTTCACTCCCATTAGACCACGAGAAACGTTTTCCGTCAATGAGAGTTACAGAACTAGACGTACGCCTCGACGTACCGTTGGGTGCCGTCACTACACATCACCAAAATCCACTTGTCGAACCCGGTGATAGGGCCGGGTCCGCCGAGCTTCCCGGCCGCGACCGGCGCCCCGGCTCCGTCGACGTAAAGGTTGGCTGTTACCATCACGGTGCCCGAGATGTCAGGGCAGAAGTAGGCACGGCCTGTAGTGTTCGCATGCCAGATTTCACCGTACTTAGCCGGGTCCTTGCTCATGGACAGCCAACGGATGCGCTGGTTGCCCTTGGTAAACCGGACGGCCTCATACCGGAACTGACTGGACGTCATCGATTCGAATACCAGATCCCCAGTCGCTTCGTCGGTTCCCCAGAAGTACCCCTCTTTGAGCTGTCCGTTTACGAGTTCCGGCGTTCCGGCCCCGAAGTAAGCGTTGGGAGCTACAATGAGTGAAGTCTTGGAACGGCTGACCCCGGAACCGGGTTTCATGTTTCTACGGGCGGCGTCCCTAAGATCAGTCTCAGGCGGATGGATGACGAGGCCGCCGTCAGCAGTGCCGCCCGACCACTTGGACGGTGATTTGCCGGAAAGCCGGGTCCCCTTCGGGGCTTGGGTGTAATTAAAAGGATCACCACCGGCCGGGACCGTAGACGGTGAGGAACTGGGCGGCGGAGGAGGCGGGGGTGGCGGCGACGGCGGCCCCGGCGGGGGAGGCGGGGGCGACGGCGGGGGAGCAAACGGCGACGGCGGCGTCGTGGGAATGACGGCCCCGGCAATCGTACCACCCTGGGCTCCAAAGGCACTGGCCACCAGAGTCGTCGGGTTCGAGTGAATAGCTTTGCTGACCGAAGCCGTCGTCGGCTGGCTAAATACTCCGGTGTCCGTCGCCCCGGGCGTATAGTTCTGAGCCTGGGCGGCGAAGGCCGAAGCCTGGGTGGGACTGACCGAAGTCGTGGTCCTCATTCCTTCACCGACGTTAGAGTCGGTAGCGACGATCTGCGGGTCCTGATAAGAAAGCTGACCGACAGGCGCCCCACTCTTGTGGTAATTGGGATCGTTCCGGTAAGGGTCGAGCGGGTCCGTGGTAGGCACACACGGTTGGGGGCTGCAAGGCGACATGGGCGGCGACCCGGGCGACATCGGAGGCGAAGGATACATAGGAGGAGAAGGCGGAGACCCCGGTGGGTAACACGGAGTCGGCGGCGCCATGTTGGGATCACAAGGCGGCGGCATCGGGTCCGACGGCGGGGGCGGCGGGTAGTAAGGCGGCGGTGGGTAAGGCGGCGGCGGGGAGTAGTGGTCCGTCGTCGACCACCACATCCACATTTGAGCCCCGTCGTTCCACCCCAGGTGGACCGGGACTACCACGCTCTTGTCCTGGCCGGACCTCCACTCGGTTTCGAAGGCAAGTGGACCATCATAGCGGTCGTCACGTTTGAAGAGAGCCCCCGTCCACAAGTGAAGAGGGTTGATAGGGAAGTTGTCTCCGGTCTTGCCCAGCTTGTGCTTGTCGGTCGCCGACCCCACCCAAAGCGGTCCGCCGTGCCAGCGGGAGCCGTGTCCCACGATCCGGCTCTTGCTCTTGTCGGCCGTAGGGTCACCGGGTTTCGGGGCGGCCACGGCTCCAGTGACCGGGTCCGCGCCCGAAGACATGGGCGGCGGGGCCGCCTGTTCGCCACGGTCTATGAAGAATCCGCCCTCGGTGTCCTGACACCCGGACGGTCCCAGTTGGAAAGCCACCGAATTCATCCCGCCGAGCGGTTTCTTGAGGACCCAGAACACTGATTGGAGTGGGGCCTTACGCTGGCGGTCGGCTTCAAACTTCTTAGTTACGTCATAGACGAGCGTTCCCATGCCAGGGTCGCCGCCGTGATTGACCGCGTACAGGTTCGGGTCGGTCGGGAAGAAGAGTTCAACTTGTTTGGACTCGTCCGTCGCCGATACCACGAGCCCGGGCGTACCTTTGGGAAATTTGGGCCAGAGGTTGTCTTTACCAACCTTCGGGAAATTGGCGTCGATGCCTTTATATCGTTTATCGGGCTTCCAAGAATCGTCCTTAACTGGGCGAAGCTGGCTGTCGCCCGGCATCATGACGCCGCAACCGTCTTGCTTGTCGCCGCCAGTGCCGGGTGATTTGGCTCCGGGAACCCCACGGAGGCCTTCCGCGCCGGAGTCACCGTTAAGCCCAACCTGAGCACCGTTCCCGTCGCCACCCCACTGGCCCGGGCCGACCGGACGACCGCCCGGATTCTGCTGACCCTGTGGGGAGTTCTTATTGCCAAAAGGATTCCTATAAGGGTCCGCCGGTTGAATGAAATGAGCAAAGCCGGACCCGGCGCCGACACCCTGCAGCCCAGTGAGTGCTTCCGTCGACCGACTTCCGCCGTAGGAAAAACCGCCAAATCCGCCTACGTTGCCGACGCCCTGGAGACCGGAGAGTGCCTCGAGACCGCCCTTGCCACCAACGGTAAACGGGTAGAAACCCTGCCCACCGTTGATTCCTGGGCGACCCTTGTTAATACCAAGAGTCAGGACGTCGCCCTTAGCGTTGGGGGAGGAAGGACCACCCGGCGAGAACCCGTTAGGGGGTCCAAGACTCTGCAGGAGACCCGGGTCGTTGGGGTCGCCAGCCTGAGCGATGACTACTCCGCCCGTATCCTCGGAGGCTACGTCTTCCGGCTGGTCCCCGGCCTCACCGTAGAGGGCAGGCCAAACCCAAGACCACCCGGGCATGGGACGGGAGTCGTTGGGCCAGCACAAGGCTCCGACGACGTCCCCGACTTTTGTCTGATCATGGTGCCACTCGCCAATGTTGTCGTCGCCAACAAAACGGTCAAGGACTGCGTAGCCCCACAGGGCCGAACGCATCTCCAGGTCCCATCCGTTGGCGTCGTACTTGTCGTGCCGGAGTGGCAGGAACCCGGCCCCCTGAGGACCTCTCGAATCTGCGTTCTTCAAACCATCACCTGCTTGGAGAGAATGGACCGGGCTCCCGACGACAAGAGCGAATCAATCGGTAACGCGTCCGCTTTCTCCTTCATATTCACTTTCGTCACCACTTCACCACGCGTGGTAACTGAATGGGCAATCCTTTCGACGTAACCCGACGGTGAGAGCGACGGCGCAAAGTCCCCGGTGCCGTCTCCCAGGTAACGGTCGGCGTATAGGGCCCAAGTACGGGCGGCTTCGGCCTTGGCCAGGGCCCACAAGGAAACTGAATTGCCCTGGGTTCCGGTGTCCCCACGTTCCCCCTCGTTAATGACGAGGCCCTTTAGATTGGGGGGTGTCTCATTCCGGTTGAGACCGAGCATTTTCTTAATATCCTCAGCTCTGGAATCGAGCCACTGTACTCGGGCCGTTTCTACGCCTGGACCGATGAGGACGTTCATGGTGGGGCCGTTACAATTGGCGATAGTAGAGAAGCCGCCCGGCACGATGTCCTTCACGTCGTCCGGAGAAACTTCAATCATGAAGTAACGGTTCATGTTGTTGGGGGAACCCGGGACTACGGTAAAGATGAAAGCGATGTTCATCGAAGCCGATAGTTTGGGGAGTTGCTGCCCGGGTTGGCCGACCGAATCGAAACTGATCGACTGGTTCCCCTTTTTAGTGTAGTCACCGTGCGGAATCGATCCTGGGTCTACTTGGGAAGGGAAGAACGTCGTATAGATACCGAACGGGTCGTAATACTCTACCCTGATGATGCCCTGGTCGCGGTCCTCCTGAGTGACTCGGGCCGGAGACGGGGAGGCGCCGTTGTCTATGATGCCGGAAGCCGGGTAACCCTTACGATTGAAGATGTAGTAGAGAGCCTCGCCTTTGCGTTTATAGCAAGACCGGACGTTGTTAAGGAATGAGTAGTCGCCCCAAGCCATCGCCGGGGCCCTCTGGCCGGAAGTCCGATCAATGGTAGCGACCCGGTAAGCCTTCCAGTCGGCGATCCGGTCCATGATCCTGGAGTTGATGCGGAACGAGGTCCGGTAATGGCCGTGTACCGCTGCCAGCCTGGGCCCCCAAGCTTGGTTAGGTGAGAAACTTCCAATGAGACCGGTCCTGGCCCACAGGTCATTAAATGGCATGAAAGCTTTTTGAATCAACGGGTGGTCGAGCTTCTTGCTACCACCACCAAACGGATTGGGCAAATTGCCCCACGCGTTGAATGCGTAGTCCACCCCGATCCAGGTACCTTGAGCTGTCGCGTTGGGGCCGCCACCGATCGGTAACTGGTAGTCCGGCTGGGGAAGCACGTTGTCAACGTGTAGGGTATCCTGGCCTTCAACGACCGTCGAGGAGGAAGTGGCGTTCTCCTTGTAGTCGACTCTCAACTCAGACTCAATCTGGAAGAAAATCCTCATCTTACCCGGCCGCATGATAGACTGGTTGATCCATTCAAAGTGACCGCGACCGACGATCTCGGGGCCCAGAGTCTTGATGACGTTGGCGTCCGTGCCATCGACCCTACTGTACACCATTACCTGACCCTTAGCGTCGAGAGCGACTTCCGCTTCTGGGAAGGAGGCCAGTACCCGGTTGAGAGCCATGTCACCAGAGTCATGGAGTGACATATCCTCAACTGGGAGGCCCTTAATCGACGATCCGACGGCAGCACTGATCTGGGGAGTGAAGCCGGAGCCACCGTAATCGGACTCGATTTTAGAGATTTCTTTGAACACGTCCTGGAGGACGTCCTCGGGCGTCCACTTGGAAGCTGGGGGGTCAGCCTCAGACTTGAGTGACCACTTCTGGTAGGTGTATTTGGGAACGATGGGATTAGTGGCCGGTTGGTCGGACGCCGTTGCCACTTTAGTCCCGACTTTCCGTCGCATGTTGTAGTCACGACACACCAGGGCATTTGACCAGAACCAGCGGCGGTCGGCCACCACGATCCTGGAAATGAACTTGTTTTCACCCGGCGCTAGACGGAGTACCCACAAATTCTCAAAAGTTTGAGACTTGCCGTTGACCTCGTTTTTGATCTCCAGTTTGATCGGCTTCTTGTTGCCGATGGCCAGTGAGAACAGAGCACTGGCGTGTTGGGGCTCCATATCAAACGAAGAAATACTGGGCTTCACTCCGGGCCGGAGGACCCATTGGATTTCGGAAGACCCGAGAAGGGCGAACCCGCCCAATTTAGCTATGGTCATGGTAGTTGCGAAGTCACCACGCCAGCGTTGGGACCAAAGAAGTTGGTACCCGGTGAAGAAGTGGCCACGGACCCGTCACCACCGCCGCCCTGGCTTGAAGTCGGCGGGGGACTGGTCGAGCCGCCACCGGAATCATAGAATTCCAGGACCGTGTAGATGTTGACGTCGGTCGCCTGGAACTGATTGCCCGGCAGGCCGATCATGACGGGCGTCTGGTCCGAGTCCCTGGAGACCGGGACCGAATTGCTCATCGGAGACGGTTCCTTGCCCAGGACGTCCGGCGTGACCCGGTAGACCCGGCGGGTCTCGGTGACGACGCGGAGTTGCTGGGCGGGACCCTGGTAGCGGTACTTGCTGAGCGGCTTCCCGTCCCACCGGGCGACCAGGACCCAGCCATAGGAAGGTTTCGACTCCTTGGTGGTGATGCGTTGCTCGATGATGTTGGCGGGACCGACGCACCAGAACTCGAGATCGACGGCTATCCGGTTGTCGGTCCGGTCCGGGTCGAAGCTCTCATTGACCAGGACGAGCGGTCCGTACCCGGCCGCCATAACCTTGGCGGCTTCCGTGATGAGCCACGGCCGGATGGTGCCGTTGTATTTGCTGACAAGATCAATAGTAAGAGTGGAATCGACCGACGCCTCCCAGTGGAGGGCCACCCGGCCGAGTCTAGCCGTCGAAGCGCCGCCCTGCTGGTTGGGACTCCCACCCGTCATGACCCCGGTGTCGGCGCCGCCGGACCCTGTGGAGAAACCGCCGCCGGACTGGCCGAAGTCGACCCCGGTGCCCGGTGAGTCACCCGGTCCCGTCGTGATCCAGTTCAGCCGGAAGATCTGGTTGACGAGCTGCGGGTCGTCCGGTACGCTGGACGACTTCCCAGCATCGGGGTAGAGGAGCTGCTGGTAGACGAGCGTGAACTCCAGAATCTTGTTGGTGGAGTTGAATTCGACCCTGGGGCGGCCCTGTTCTTCCCAATCAGCCGCCGCATCAACTAGAGTGAGCTGGGCCGCCGCCCAGGTGGCGATGTTGGCCAGGAAAGTATCATAAGCGGCCCCGGTCGTCGGGGTGGCGGTCCAGGTGCCGGACATCGTGACCGTCTTGCGCCGGGCCTCATTATAGGCCACATTCACCGTCGAGAACCGTAGATGTTCGGTGTCCACGTTGTTGGCCGGGCGGCCGAAATTGATGCGGACTGTGTACCTACGAGACCGGCCCGTATCGACTTTGTGTTCACCCTTCTGGATGATGGGGTCCGCGTCCAGGCCCGTGTTGTCGGACTGTTTGAGTGATAGGAGGGTGGCCGACCCCTGCTTGACGACGAGGTCCTGCCTGGGCTTCCGGAAGGCCACTTCCACTGCCGTACACTTGGAGGTAAACCCGGCTTCCGTCGTGTCGTAGACTATGAAAGAGAACTCGTAAGAGGCCAGTATGAAGCCGTCTTCCACCCTGGTATGGCCGTCGATGATGCGCTCCGTCGCCCCGCCGACGACGAATCCACCGTATGTGATCTCGAGTTCACGAGGTACAAGAGGCATAGTTACCTACCGAAAGCCTGCGAGGCGGCCTCGCCGAGCTTCTCCATGATGTCCTTATCGATCTCCTTGTCGATCCTGCTCTGCATCTTCTCCTGAGCTAGATTCGTATCGTATAAAAAGCTCATGAGGTCACGAGCCCCACCGATTGATACGTGCTGGCCAAGCCTGAGTGAAGCCTTCGCCACTTCTATCGATTCGTCCTTGGTAGTCATGAAGGCCGAGAGGCTGGCCTTGATCTTAGTGATTTCGTCCGACAGGTAGTCGACGATGGGCACCCCGCCCTTCATTCCAACCAAACCCTGGACGAAAGAAACGAACTTTGGTGATTGTTCGATGGTGTCGACGATTTCCTTCACCGCGTAGGCAGCGATAGCAGCCTTGAGGGTAGCGGCCATCCCAGCCTCGGCCGACGCTTCAAACGTCGCCGTCCGGCCAGGGTTGAAGCGCGACATCGCATACTTCTTGAAGCTGAAGTTTTCCACTTCCTCAGCCGACATCTCTGAGAAGAGCTTGCTCATGTGATACAGGTCGCCCTGAAGCGACTGACGGCGCGACTGCTTGCGGGACCCGACGGGCTCACCGAAGCCAGAACCCGTAGGAATGTTCTTCGCGTCCCGCTCGAGCGCGGACGTGTCCAGTGATACCTTGACTTTGGCGTCACCGATGATAGAACTCACGTCAGCACCACTGAAATAGAGATGGGGGCCGAGTAGTTCTTGGCGGCGTAGTCCAGGTATTCCATGAAGACTGAATAACTGTACTGCCCGGCGCCCGGAGCGTCGGTCGCCGTCGTTCCGAAGGCGCCACCGATTACAGCAACTCCCGTGCCATCAGTCGGTATGGTGGGCGGAACGGTTCCCGTGGCCCTCCGGACGATGATCTTGCTGCTGGAGGCTACGATGGCGGGGTTGGTCCAGGAGAGGGCCACGGCACCCCCACCGGAGGGCACGGCGGCCACCGTCGTGGGCGTCTGGTATGTCGCCTCCCCCATGCAGATGAGCTGGAAAGCGAAGTCCTTCGTTGCGCGGTACCCACCTGCCGTCTCGTAGACGGTGGCCCGGTTGCCATTGGCGACGAGCTGCAGCTCCACGCCGTCGATAGTGTTGAGCTTCTGCAGGACCGCCATGACCTCCGGCTCTATCTCATCGAGTCCCCGGCCCTTGGAGGTCAGGTTGCCGCCGATCTTGTTGGACCCGATCAGGGCCGCCTCACCGATCGAATCCTGGTGAGCAACCCCAACCTTGACCACTACGGGTCCCATCATGAGGTTGGGCTCTTCCTGGTGGACCGGGTCCGACTGGAAGTCACCTGGGGTAATGAGAGCGAACGGAGTAGGCAGGGTTAGGAAGGCCTGACGGTCAGGATTGGCCGTGATCTTGACCGCGTTATAGGCGAACACCTTCTCCGTGCCGCCCGTCCAGACCCGGGCCATGAGCAGGGCCTTCATCTGCTGCAGGACTTGGTAAGTGTTCACAACGTGAGTGCCCCCAACTTGCCGACGGCGACGGTGCGCCCGGTGGCGTCCGGCAGCGACCGGAACCGCATCTCGATGCCGACTTCTTCTTTGAGCTGGAGTTCAATGCCGGAGTCCGGTTCGATCATTGGGATGGCTTGGTAGAGTAGGACGCATGGGTGACGGTCGGTGTCCTTGGGAACGAACATGATCTTGATGTTGAAAATGGAGGACATCAGGGTCCCGGCCCGGACGGCTCCGGCGCCGAATACTCCTTCCTCGAGCAGGATTCCGTAGGAACCGATGGTAGAGTCGATGAACAAATACCGGAGCGCGTCAACGTCCAGTCCGCGGACTGTGCATTTGAGTTCCGTGGTGCCACCACAATAGATGCCCTCGATGGCGTTGGCATACTCCTCCGCGTCCGGGAAGTGGAACTCGTCGTTGAACCGGAGTTCGACGTCCCGGTGGATGCCGAGTTCCGTACCGCCGTACGGGTAAGGGAGCGCCAGATTCGTCGGGTTAACGATGACACGGCCCGGGATTCGGACGACGCGGGATAGATTGGGAGCAGCCATTTACTCTACGTCTCCACCTGGAGTGCCGTTGACTTTCTTCTCGAACCAGTCAGTCACCGTCTGCAGGATCTTGGGCTTGTATTCGTCGGTGACCCCCAGGAACGGACGCTGGTTGACACGGGTCACGAGCATCCGGCGCCGGAAGATGATGCCCGCCAGCCAGCCGAACCGTTCCTTCCTGGTCAGGGCCCCGATGTACCCGGTCTTGGAGTCGTTCTTTACCGACCGGACGTCCGGCTCGTAGGTCCTGGTAGTCTTCTTCTCGTAATCAAACTTGCCGAAGATTCCAAGATCGACGTTGCCGCGCTTGGTAGTGGTCCGGCTCCGGGTCCAGTTGGGACCGCCGCCGAACCATTCCTTCGCATTGTCCCGGACTTTGTCTGTGATGAACTCCTCCGACTGGCCGCCCCACTGGTGCTTGCCCGCGTTGGGGTCCGTGGTGCCGACCTCGACCACATGGACGCCCAGGAGATGGACAGACCGGGAGCGGTCCTTGAGGGTTTTTCTCAGCCACCCAGTGTCGAGCAGCGGCGGCCGGGCCCGGAATCGCCGGACCGGGGGCTCCTTGCCTTCCGCAAAGTCGTTGATGATCCCGGCCACGTTGACGAAGCGGTCACCCTCACCCTGGTTGGGGTAGCGCCTCGCCCACTGAAAGTCACCGAAGGAGGACTGGTCGAAGGCTTGGCCTGCCTGGGCGCACAGTAGCCCGCCGATCTGCTTCATGAGGCCGCCCGTCTGCTGGGCGACTCTTTGCAAGCGGACCCGGAGTCCCTTCAGGTACCTCCGCAAGATTTCAGGTTCCAAGATTCCTCCTTCACTGGTTCTCCGTGGGCAGGCCGGACGCGGTGGAACCACCGGGTGAGTTGGGGGTAAGGTGGTCGAACCGGGAACGGTCGAATTCAGGGTGGGAGCCGACCTCGTCGGCCGACGGGGTGGCGACGGCGTCGGAGACGGGCTGAGTCTTCGTCCGGCCGCCCACCGACTGGCCCAGGGCCTCGAGCATCTCGATCCACTGCTTCCTGAGGTCGGAGGGGTCGGCGTTGAGTTGCCGCATCTGGAGCTTAAGGATCACACCTTCCACCCCGGTGGCGATGTGGTCGTCGTTCGTCTGGTCGAACACGGTGTTGGCGTGGACGTTGAAGTCCGAGATCACGTCCCGCACCGCGTTGGCCAGCCGGACCGTATCAACGGTAAGAGCGTTGGGCACGTCCGGATTGGTGAGCTGGGCGATTTTCTCAGCCGAGTACCGGGCCTGGACTTCCGTGGCAAGGTCGGCCACGGACTACACCCTCACCGGGGTGTCGGCCAGCAAGGTAAGGATGCGATCCGCGCCCTGGGCTGTCGGGGCGCCGGAAGTCCCGGACTGGATCTTGAGGAACTGGTACCGGGCCATGATACGCTTGAGGTCGTTGCGGAAGGCCGTCGTCTTGTTGGCCGTCGGGGCGGTGACCGTAACCTCGTTGCCCGCGTCGTCGATGAGGACTTGATAGGTCACGTTGTCCTGGGAAACCTGGAACGTGATCGACGCCGCCGTCCAGGCGGCAGGCATCTGGATGCCGACCAGCCGGGCGATGACGCCGAAATCAACGGCGCCGGAGAGCGACTGCCCGTTCAGGATCGTTACGGTCTTCTGCATAAAGTCCTCTTTAGGGGTCCGTCCAGGTGACTCCGGCCGGGGCGACGGCGCCGAGCGAACCATCGGCCACGTTGTCCTGGAAGGTCGTGGTGACGTTATCCGCGATGGTGCCCACCAGCTTAGGGCTCCCGGCGTCGGCCGTGATCGTCCGGTAGACCTTGCGGGAGACGGTTCCGGCCGGTCCGAGCGGGATGCCGGTCAGGTTGACCTTACCGTCAACCGCGTTGTTGGCGACGTTGAGTACGTTCGACTTCGGTCCCACTGCCGACTCGCCGACCCCGGTCGGGCCGGTGCAAGTGATGTACCAGGAGTGGGTACCGTTGGTGACGTTACCTGCCCCGGCTCCGGCCAGGGCTGCCGTGCAAGCCACCGTCGGGGCCGCCACCGCACTCGGCAAGTACATACCGTAAGTGCGCCACCCGATCCACTGCTGGATCACGGCGTCCGAGCCGTACAAGGCGTCGACGTACTGGTACTTGTCGTACCTGAGCCACTTGGTCCGACCGCCGACCATGGCGATGAACGTTCCATCAAGGAAAGACATTGGGGCCAGGATGATGTCATCGACCAGGACGTACCCGGTCGTCCGACCTGCCAGTTGGACCGAGACCAGGAAGGTCGACTGGTCGAAATTCTTAAACCAGTTCCCGGTACCGAGAGGAATCCTGAGAATCTGCCAGCCGACCTGGGCCGCCAGGACGACGGAGACCGTCTGGGCGCCGACCCGGAAGGTGAGGGTACCGTCACCCAGGCCGACCTCACGGTTCCAAGCAACCTGAGCATAGTACGGGATTGAAGGTGTGAAGTTGGCCCGGCGGGTCGTCACGTCCTGTTGGATGGTGTCGTTGCCCTTGATCTTCAGGGCGGCCGGGGTGACCGCTCCCTCGAAATCACGGTAGTAGTTGGTCGTGTCGACTTCGAAATTGGCCGCCGACGCGTAGGTCCAGTCCGTGATCGGGTCCGGGGAAGCAATCGAAGTCCCGCCGTAATTGTCGAACGACGGGTTGCTGAGGAGCTGTTGGGAGTCCCGGGCCGACAAGCCACGCAGACTGGTGTAAACGTTTGAACCCGTGATCTTGAGCAGGTCCCGTTCTGCCGCCTGACCACGGACTTCAAACTGTTCCTCGTGCTTGTTCGCGCCGGAATGCTCGTCGTACAGACACCGGAAGATCTTGGTGTCGGTGTTGCACGATTCACAGGCGAAGCCGTTCTCGTCAACCGTCAAACGGTTGATGACGCCGTCGCCGACCGACGAGACCGCCCCGGCGGCCCCGAAGTTGATCATCCTGGACTGAACCCGGAAGGTGGAGTCGATGTAATACTGGTAAAGGCGCCGGAAGATGAGGGCCCCGACGGTCTCCGGGACGTTGATCACCTGAGCGTAATCCCTCATCAGAGGCTCTACTACGGAGGCAAGGCGCAGCACGAATGTGTTGAGATCACCACGTGCCACACCGAGAGCGACGGAGAAAGCATCGTAGAACTGGGACTTGAGTTCCTGAATGACCGTCTGCTCACGGGTCAGGTAAGGAGTGGCCGTGACGCCTACGTATTTACGGAACTCCTCCCAGATCTTAACCGTGTCCGAAAGTTGCTGCTTGGCCTGCGCCTCTGTCGGGGTTGCCACTTAGTTTACCCCTCCTTAGACCATCGTCGGGGCCATCTGCCTCGAACGGTCGAAAGGCTTGCCTTCCTCGACGATGACCATGTACAGACACTTGCCGACGGGCTTGTCCGACGGGTCGTGCCAGTAGTCGTCCTTGGTCACGTCGTACACCGTGACCCGGCCGCCTTCCATCCGGAAGACGAGCTTGGCCACGCACTCCATGACCTCCCGGACCCGCATCTTGGTGAGCTGGTGGTAGTTGCCGTCCTCGGGAACCACCTGATCCGGGGAGCCGTGGGCTCCGGGGCGGATCTTGTAGACCTCCCGGGCAAAGCAGATGCCGCCGACTCCGAAATTTTCGAAGGGACAGTCCGGCTTGGAGCCGTACCAGACCCAGACGCGACCCAGCTCTTCCTGCTTGGCCTCGACGGCTGGGCGGACGGGTTTAACCTTGAGCGGACCGACGTCGACGGCCAGGAGCTTCTCGGCTTCCGGCTTGACTTCGGGCTTGGTGGGAGCTGCGGATTTGGGGTCGGCCATGATTCGTTCCTCCTTCTACGGGAGCCGTCAGGCCGGAGACTGTAGCGCCTCCGGCCCGGCCCCTCGGCTGTCGCTTAGGTGATCTGGACCGCCCCGTAGGCGGGGCCGACGGCGGCCGAACCACGGGACTTCCACTGGACGTATTCCGCGCCCGTGTCGCGGGACAGGTCCGAGTTGTCCTCGGTGGCGTAGACCTCGTAGATGCCCTCACGGGTCTGCGAGAAGATCGGTTTCTTCTTGGCCCCGTTGGCGATCACGTACCACGTGTTGCCCGTGAGGCGCTGGGTCGGCCAGAGCGTGACCTTGAGACCGGCGTCGAAGATGACGTTGCTGACCCCGGCGTTCGAGGTCGCGGTCGTCGCCGCCTGGGCGTTCTGCTTCTGGTTGAACGCTTCGGCGTAGGCCATCAGGTTGACGGCCGGGTAGATGACCGTGAAACCCTCATCGATCACGGACTCATCCCAGAGGGGCTGACCTTCCGTGTCCTGGAAGCGCTTGAACAGGGCCACCGCCTTGAAGAAGTCCGTGCGGATGGCCGCGCCCGTGCTGACGCCGCCGTTGGCGAACAGGTTTCCGCCCGAGACGCCGAAGCGGTTGCCGCCGTCGCCGTCCGTCGCATTGAAGAGGGCCGCGCCGTCCGGCGCGATGGGGATCACCGGCAGGAGCTTGGGGTCCGTGGCTCCCGTGAGGATCTGGAAGAACAGGCGCTCTTCCAGGGTCGCCCAGTGCTCACCCGCCGACCGCGCCTGATCGGGCAGCGTCTTGGTCTGCTCGTCCTTGCGGTCGTTGATGTGCCACTCGACGCGGCGCATCCAGTCGTAGTTCGTCACGCTGAACGAACGGGACTTGAAGTTCTTGCTGGGCGGGTTCTGGCCCATCGGGACGCGCTCCGGGTAAGGAGCAGTCTCGTAGTAGCCGTAGAACTCGATGCGGCGGTCGGACGGGATGCCGAGGTCCATGACCCGGCCGAGACGACCCCGCATGGCGTCGTAGCTGATGCGGTACGAATCCGCGAAATTCGTCCGCAGGAAGGTCACGAGCTGTGACCCGGTGATGACAGGGTTCATGGTTCAGCCTCCGTAAAGGTTTCTATCAAGTCCGGCTTTAGACGCCGGGCAGCGAGACGTATTCGGCGTACAGGTCGTAGAGCCCGGCCGTGAAGGCGACGACACCCGAGATCACGAACCGCAGGGTGTCGCCGTCATGGAAGACATCGAGCGGCGAGAACGCCGTCAAGGCGGTGCCCGTCTTCTGCTGGTAGAGCGTGTCGGCCAGGAGCAGGGTGATCACACCCGCCGAGCAGTTGACGCCGTTGATCTGGGGGGTCAGGGTCGCCGTGGCGCCCGCGCCCGTGTTCACCTTCTTGTTGACCGCGTAGATGGTCTTGAGGCGACCGTGGGCGGTCATCGCCAGGGAGTTCATGTTGCCGTTCGCCAGGGAGATGGAGTCCAGGACTCCCAGGTACATCAGGTTGTGGCCGGAGCCCGCCAGGGCCATGGCCAGCAGGGTCTCGACCGAGAAGGACATGACGTCGGCGGTCGTCGCGGAGGTCGACCGGACGATGATGCCCATGGGGATTCCGCGCGTGGGCCGGGTGAGGGTCCACGTGTTGTCGTCGGACATGTAGACCTCGCGGCCCACGTCCGTCTGGTCGCCCGTCAGGCCCGTGACGGTGACGGCTTCCCAGAAGCGGGAACCCTGGTAGACCTCGCCTTCCGGGATCTGGACGCCGGAGCCGGGCGACGTGTTGCCCAGGACGGAGGCGAAGATCTTCCAGCCGAACGGAACTTCGCCCGCCACCGCCGCGTACGCCTTGAGGCGTCCACGGTTGGCCGCCGTGGCGTGGTCGAAGCCGCAGAGCGCGGCCTGGGAGCCGGAGAAGATGGTCTGCCCGTTGACCACCTGGACCTGGGACTTGGGATAGGTGGCGGGACGGACTTCCACCTTCGAATCAACGGTTGCGGCCATGATCTCCTCCGAGTTTTCAGTTCAAAAAGTCGTCTTCGGTACTACCGACGCTTCTCCTGCATGGGAGGAAGCGCCATGTTGATCTCGAGGTACCGCTCGAGGCTCATGCTCGTGGGGACGTGTCCGGTCTTCGAGGCCAGATCGAACTCGGCCGCGATCTTCCGGGCACGGGCGTGGACGTCGGCGCCCTTGGCCGCGAACTTCGCGACCGCGTCCGACTCCTGGGCGGCGGGGATCGACTCGCGACGGCCGAAGGCGGGTTCCTCGCCCTCCTCGCCGGGGACCTCGTCGGGCGGGACGTTCTTCAAATAGACCTTGACGAAGTTCGCCGTGGTCTTGCCCGTCAGGTCCGCGACGGCGGTCTCCTGGATGTGGGCCTTCGTCTCGGCCGACAGGTAGCGACCCTTGAGCGCGTCCATCGACTTGTCGACGATGGACTTGATCTTGTCCTTGCGCTCCCGGTTCTCGTCCTTGCGCTTGAGCGTGTCGACCGTCGCCGAGAGCTTGGCGATCTTGTCGTCCTTCTCGCCGTCGTCGCCCTGCTCGACGGGCTTCCGGGAGATGGTCTCCTCGTCCTCGTCGGCGATCTCTTCCTCGGCTTCCTGCTCGTCAGCCTCCTCGGCTTCCGGCTTCACGCCCAGGTGGGCGCTCAGATCGGCCTTGAACTTGGCGACGGCGGCCTCGTCCTTCTCGTCGACCCCGGCGGCCTTCATCGCGGCCTTCAGGTGGGCGTCGAAGCCCTTGACTTCTTCCTTGGGCTCCTGGGTGGGGGCCTTCTTCGTGATCTTCTTGGACATGGGTCCTCCGAGGTTGAAAAGGATGAAAGCGCCTTCCCCGGCTCTCGCCATGGCGTAGGCGCTGGACTCGTCGGCGTGAAGGAGTTCGACCGCTTTGGAAGCCCTGATCTTCTTCCCGGTCGTCAGCATCGGCAGGCTGAAGAACGGGGCCTTGTCCGGCATGAGGGCCAGCGAGGCGATCTCGGGCTCGTCCCAGGACGCGACCTCGACCGACACGTAAGGCAGTTCTGCCCGGTCGATCCGTTCGAAGATGGCGTTGGGGATTCTCAGTAGGTCGGCGTAGAGGCAGGACTGTTCGCGCCCATCACAGGTGACGGTGCCCACCCGCCGGAGCCGGAGGAACCCGGCCCGCTTGGTCTCCACGCCCTTGTCGTGATGGTGGACGTGAGTCGGCGCCCAGTGGCCTTCCGATTCCCGGAGTTCGGCTTTCGCCAGGGCCGCCTTGTGCCACTCGGCACCCAGGTCGAACGGGACGCCCTTCTCACCTTCGGACAGCTCCCCCATAATGGGAACGTCCAGCATGTTCCAGGTGCCGTCCCCGTTGTCCTGGCAGGTGTGGTGACCGCCAGGGACGTCGTCGAGCGTGATGGGCTTCTTCGCCTTGTTCATTCAGACCCGAGTATATCACACTCGGGCCCGAAGGCCGAATAACCCTACAGAACGCTACAGAACTCAGATAGCCGAGGATCGTTTCGGCGGAGTCTTGGCCGGAACCCTTTCCATAGCCGGGTAAATATCACGGACGACTTGCCGGACGGGGGGCGGCGGCGACACCGACGTGAGCCCGGCGCGGATGGCGAACTGGGTCGCCGCCCTGATGAACTTGGACTTATGGCAGCCGAGCTGCCTGATGTACAGCTCCAGCTCCTCATTCTCATCTTCCGTGAAATCGACGGTGGCCCGGCGGTACTTACCCTTGGTGATAGGCATGATTCCTCCTCCTATTTGAATGCGTACGTGCTTCTCTGGTCCGGCCTCCCTGACTGGAAGCCAGGGTCGGGGTGGGCTTCTGAATAACTGTACGGCAGGTACCGGATGACCTGCCCGTTCTTATCCAGGAGGCCGTGCTTCTGGAGTTCAAAGCGATCCTTCAGTACCAAGTCACAACGACAGTTGAACCCGAGCGGTGGGCTGAGACGCTGCCAGATCGGGTCATCCACGGCGGCGATAAGACCGTGTGCAGCGGCGTGGTTCGGTCGTACGTCGGCATCGCGAACGGCTGAGAATTGCAGACCCGGAATTGTGTGCTTGACATCTGGGTCTGAAAGTTGTTTAAATCTACCTGCCGAATAACACGTGGCTCCAGTAGTCCGGAAGACGTTTTCGGCGTAGGAACGGGTCCACTGTGCACCGCTGATATCCTTAATAATATTCGTGCCGAGTTCGACACTGTTGTACTCTGGGTGTGCCATGATTCGGCCCATGGTGTCCCGGACTTTCTTCGCGATCTCTACCGAGCAGGACTTCCCGAGCTGGAAGCCGTTGTCTCTCCACGTGGTAGCGATCTCAGCCCTGGTAATTCCGGCCGCCGTCGCATGGGGTTCCCGGTCGTAGAGCGCGTCGAGGGCCTCCTGGAAAACGACCTTGGGCACGTCGCCCTTCGGCTGGACCTTCATGTGCTGTGGGGGCGTCCATCCACGGATGCTGGCCTCGTGTAAAGTGCGGACCCGACCGGCGAGATCGGCGACTGCCATCATACCACCCAGGACGAGAGAGAGTCGCTCGTAGGCTTTCACCAAGTCCCCGGCCTTGCCTGAGGCGACGGCCAGGGCGTACATTTCGACGGCTTCCTCACCCTCTGGGGTCAGGTCGTCCAGCAGTCGCAGGAAGTCGTCGAAGCGTTTACTCATCGTTCCTCTGATTGTAAATGTTCCTGGAGGGAATCTCTCCCTTAGGCGTCCTGATGGCTTCCAGGTTGATCCTAGTGCCGAACTCACGCTCGACCCGGGCCGCCTCCTCCTTTGCCTTGTCCAGACCTTCAGGCGGCGGAATTTTGAATGGCAAGTGGCCGGTCTCCTTCCGACACTTGTTGCACCAAGCAAGGCCGACCAGGGCCCACTCACCCGGCATGTCCTCCTTGGCCGTGAACTTCCACGAATGACGGCACCAAAGGCGCTCCCACCAGACCCGAACGACCGCCCACCAAAACCTCATAATTCCTCCTTCACTCGTGATACAGGCCCGTCATGTCTAGAACGTCCCCGCCGGGCAGATAATCCTTCTCTATCCAAATGAAGTCTGGACAGCACTTGTACCGACATAGTGATACCTTGGCTTCGAACCACCTGCCGGTTTCGTGACACCGGACGAAGATGACCTTGCTACGCACTTCCCAGTTGGTCACCCGGGACGGGCAGCCCGGGTGGGCCAACTTCGGGTAGACGCAGGACGAGTGGGGCTTGTGACTCATTTCAATCTTCTGAGACGGAAATTCTTGAGGGCATCCTGGACGGCGACTTCCTTGAGCATGGACTCCCCGTTCTCCGGGGTAATCTCCGCCCAGGCGGCTTCGAAACCCTTGACCATGTCGTCGGTCGGGACGTGAATGGCCCAGAAGGAATCACGCCGGAGGAGACTCTCACCCTTTGTCATGCCCAGTTTCTCCGGCCAAACGCCGAGCGTCTGAATGAACATCTTGGGCTGGGTGACCAGGAAGACGTCGGTGACCCGAGTGGCCTTGACGTATTCCAAGCCGTAGATCAGGTCCAGGTGTTCGCCGAGGTTGTCCTGATTGACCTTTTCCCCGAGGTCGATCATGAAGGCCTTGTACTCCGCGTGACCCAAAGCCACTAAGACCCACACGTGATTCTTGAGATGCATAGTTCCTCCTTCAAAAGCGAAAGGTTACGGACCGTCCGTCTCCTCTTCGCGTTTTCTACCTTGATCGTCGTCCTTGGCCCGGCCCTGTTCCGGCTTGGCTTTCGTGCCGAAAGTCCCGCCGGGCCCACGGGGCTGGCCCGGGCCGCCCTCGCCTTCCATGCCGGGCGCCATCATGGGCTCAATGACTTCGTCCGTGTCCTTGGGCGGCGTGTAGCCGACCTTGACGTACGCCTCATCCTTGCGGATCTTCATACCGGAAGTGAGCAGGACCGAGAGCACCCGGGCGTTGACCTCCGGGTCCTCGTGCGTCTCCTGGACCGTCTCGAATACGGGGCGCTGGGCCTTACCCAGGCCGAGTTCCTCAATGATGGGACGGTTCAGCCGGAGGAAGAGTCCGATCAGGTCCCGCTTGATGTCCTCGTCGATCTTGTCCCGGTCGTATTGGAGGAGCGATTCTGAGACCTCACGTTCCGTCCGGGCCCGGGCCAGGGAGCCGCCCTGGGAACCACCGCCGAACGGGAGGACCGACCCCAGGATGAGGGCTACCATGGCGTCGTCCAGGTAGTGAATCATCTCCATGCAGAGCTGATGGCCCGTGCCCATCGTCTCATGGACCTGGATGTCGTCCTTGGCGTCGAACACCAGCGAGTTCTTGGTCCGCTGCTTCTTGATGATCTCCAGCCAGTAGTTGGCTTGGCTCTGATTCGTGTTGGCCGGGGAGGCCCGGCGGAGGCCGTCGATCTTCACCGTGACCATGCCCTGGGCCCATCTTTCGATGCCGCCGAGGCACTGCTCCATCACGATGCCCTTGGCCCAGTGGTAGAAGTAAAGGGCCTCGCAGAGTCCGCGGCCGTAGCCGAGTCGGGACTCCTCGTCGTTGTAGATGACCTTGACGTAGCGGCGCTGCTCCTCGAGCGGCATGGGCTCCCAGACGTTGCGCTCGAGAGACCACATCTCGACCGTAATCTTCAGCTTCGTGTTCGTCCCGGTCGACCACTGGGGCACCAGCCGGAAGCGGCGGCGGTCGACCTCCTTGAGTTTCGTCGGGACCCACCACTCCTTCTCGCCCGTCTTCCCTAGGTCGAGGACCTTGCGCGAACCGTAAATCCTCTGGAAAGTTCGAGCCCGAACGACGGCAAGCGCCATGTTCTTGCGGGCTTCGGTAAACCCGTCGATGTGGGAGAGACCCTGCTCCACGACTGCGGCCAGTTTGATGTCTTCTTCCGAGTCAGAGGCGGCGAGAACTCGGAAACGGCGGGCAGCGACTCCGTGAAGTCGGAGGTTGATTGCATGGTTGATGACTGGATCCCTGAGTACGAGTTCGAAGATGTCGGGCTCGTTGAGTAGTGCATAGTCCGGGTCGTAGACCCTGTACCCCTGATAAGCGGAGTGAAGTGCCCAGACGTACATGTCCTGGGCTACGGACCGCTGATAGACGATAGGCGTTCCCATATTTCCCTCTTAAGGTCCTACGTACCCGAGCCCGAGAGCACCTTCCTGTTGACGATTGGTCTCTTCCTGGACCCACTTCTCGAGACGGTCGAGCGCGGCATTTTCCAGAGAGTTGATGAGTGGGAGATCGTGCTCGTCCCAGGGTTCATACCTGAATTCTTCCCGGTGCTGAACTCCGTTTACGTTTACGGTGAAGAAGACGACGTATTGGCCTGTCGCGGAGTCGGTGGTCTGCTGCCGGAAGCGATTCGGCGCCTCTTGACCCAGGTCACGATTCGCCATGGAGCCTCCTCCCTCTGATCCAGTCGCGGCCGATGCGGTTCCTGTCGCCGCGCCGGAAGTCGCCGAGCGGATTATGGACCCTGGGAGCGTCTTCGTCCTCATCCTGGGAGCCGGGTTCCGCCGGGGTCCCACGGTGGGAAAAGTCCGGCGGGGAGTTGGCCGCTAGGTAGTTGTAAGCCAACGTCGTAGCGTCGACTTGGTCCATGTACTTCCCGTCTGGGAAAACGTCCAGCTCATCGAGGTACTCGGTAATCCAGTCCCCGCCTTCCACCAATCGTACGAACCCTCGGTGCGCCATCGCCGAGAACGGCCCCGCCCTGAGGACTTTGTCGTTAGAACCGCCTCCGACCCGTATAGACTCAACGTGCCATTTGGCAAGCGTGAGATGTAGGTGATCATTCTGTGCGATCCCGCCAGAGGCGGGTTCCTCTTCGATGAGAATCGTCACGTTGTCGCCGTCGCCCTCGGCCGTCTGCTTGATGATCTCATCACGTTCGCCTGGGCGCTTCTGGAACTTGATCACGTGTTCGATGTTGAACAGGCCGTCCGGCGTCCTGGACATCAGGACCCCGCAAGTGCGCTTGCCGTCGGTGGTGGCCGCGAGGTCCCAGGCGCGGACCCGGACTGGCGTCCAGGGCCGACCTGGGAGGAACTGGGTGAACCAGCTCCGAGAAATGACTTTTCCTCCCTCGGTGACGTCCCAGTTCCCCTCGAGGAGCTGGGCCCGTAGCACGGGCGGCAACTCCGAAAGCGTCTTCTCGTACTCCTCGACGCGGAGTGACGGGTTGTCTTTCACCTTGGCCGGAATGAAGACCCGACCCTTCTCGGCGCCCTCAGTGATGAAACGGCGCTTTACCCACGAATGTCCCAGGCCGCCCGGGTTAGAGGCACCGCGCTGCTTGAGCGGGACCTCGACCGTCCTGAGGCGCCGGAGGCGGGTCGACATGTAGGTCCAGTCGTCTTCTTCAAACTGTGTGAGTTCGTCGAAGGAGATGTTCTGAAACTCGGACGACTGGTAGCGGTAACGGTGCTTTGGAATCTCCAAGTATCCAAAGGTGATCGACCCCTTGCCCGGGTAGGACCACGTGTGGGAGTCTTGCTGCCACTTGGCGCCGGAGCCTGTGAACCATTCGGCCGCCCGGTCCATGAGTGCGCCTGGGAGGGCAAGGTCAGCGTATGACTTGCGCAGGATCAGGGCGGCATAGTTGGGAACTTCGAAGAACTCAGCCGCTCCCATGAGGATGGTATCCGACTTGCCGCCGCCAGCCGCGCCGCCGTAGAGGGCTTCCCTGCACTCCAGGTCCAGGAAAAGCCTCTGCGGCGGGTGCGGCGCATGGGGAACGAACTGATTCGGGAAAGAAGATTTGTTCCAGACGAACGGTTTGACTTGGCCGTCAGGCCCCGTCTGCTCCTGAGTCAACTCGCTGATCTGGGCTTGCCGTCTCTGCTTTTCCTCCAGCAGGGCTGCCAGCTCTTGCTTTTCGCGTAAGCTGAGCGATCCGGACTTCGATTTGCTCATGAGACAGGGTCTCCTTGTCCTTGCCGTCATAGATCTCGGTACGGTCGCGGTACTTCTCGGGCGAGGCACCCTTGAGCAGGAAGATAAGCAGGACGTCCGAATAGGTCCTCTTCCGGCCGACAACCCGGCCCTGGAAGTAGACGTCCTCGAGAGTGCCCTGGGTGGCCCGCCGACGGGCCTCCTGCTCGAGCAGGCCGATGGAGTGGTTATGGGCTTCCTTGAAGGCTTCGCAGTATTGGTCGGCCTCCTCGGGGTAGACGTCGTCGTTCATCCACTTGTAGTGAGCGGTATGACCGACTCCGGCGTCCTTGAGGGCGTGGGAGATGACGCCACAGGAACGGAAGAGCGTTAGGAAGAGGCGCTTCTTGGGGTTGACGTGCTTTTCCCACAGGAGTGGGTAGTCCCGGAGCCACTCAAACGGGTCTTCCTTGGGCTCCTCACTCTTGGGTGGTGGTTTCTTTGCCATGCCCCCATAATACCACATGGGGACCCAGAGGGTCAATGGTAGTTCTGTGCCCGAATTTACCCACTACCGCATCATGTTGCGGACACCGTGCCTACTCGATTCGGCCCAGGCACACACGGTTTAACAGACCGTGGCGCTTTCGGCCGTCAGGTATCGAACCTGATCGGGGACTGCTTTATCGGCAAGTCCTTAGTGGGTTCTATTCTCCTGGGTTGTACTGGCCGAAGACCGGGCTCGTCATGCCGAAGATGTCGGCATTGTCGTCGAGCCACTCCCCGGTGAGGTTCATCTCACAGCCGGGGCTGAGGTCCTTGGCAAAATGTGGGTAGCGTTCCTTGATTTCCCGCCAGAGGGCCAGATGGGTGGCGTGTCCGGAACTGTCGAACAGGAACACCACGTCCCCAACGTACCCGCGCATCAGGACGAAAATTTCTATTTCCATTTTTCAATATTAAATAGGGCTCTGTTTTCAGCCAGTTTCTTGAAGTACACGGCTTCCCACGCGGCTTTGTCAATCCATATGCCCCACCCAGGCTCTAGAACGAGGACTTTCTCAGTAGTGAACCGAACCGTGACGGATTTTGGTCTTGATTTTGGTACAGGAATCTTCGCCGCCAGTGGGGCGGCGGCCAGCAGTCCTAGGAACTTCCGGCGTCCTATTTCCATATCATGTCGTAAACGACCGTCCAGGTCCCGGTCTTCGGGTCGTCCCAGATGCCGATGCCTATGTGATTGACGGTTTCACTGAAAATTGCTTCTGATGCGAGGGGTTGAGTCGCATCGTCCACACGTGCCGATAGTTCGAGTAGACGAACGTACCAAGCGCCCATCTGTAGATACCGAGTGAAAGCGTTATCACCTTCGGGGTTTTGGTCCCCTGAAAACCCATGCACCACCTGATGAAAAGCGTGAGCACGAGCACCCTCAATTGCCAGAGGCTCGACCTCGAGCGGCGGTAGACCACGTATTCCTCGCATTTCATTGATGGCTCCATAGTGTTTAGCCTCCAGTTCTGGACATTGGGCGGCGTAGGGCCAGCAGACCGGGTGGCCGCCTGGGTACGTGAGCAAGCCGCAGTAGTAAGGTGCAATGCTCTTAGCTGCTGCCGGAGCCGCAGGTAGCTGGGAAGCGTCATATTTACCCCCACAAGCCGGAACCGCCATTGCCACCAGGACCGCTAGGAGCGCGTGTGAATATTTCATTTAATGATCCGCCTTCTTAGCGTTGGTACAATCGATGCACAGGCAAATACACTGGCGCTGCCACCCGTACCGGCAGTAAGAACCGTTATCGCAATGGTGTATCGAGGGTTTTACCAGAAATTTGAGCATCTTCTCGTCGATGCCACCCGGCCTGAACTGTGACCCAAGCGTCTGCTGGGAAATGACAGCTAGGGTCAATTGCTCTACTTGGTCCACGCTAAAAGCGGGCCGACCTTCCGAGTCCTGAGCCATCTTGAGAGCCCGGACGATGTCGTCGAGAGACTTGCCGGAGATCACTTGATCCTCTCCTTAAGCAGAGCGTCGGCGTACCGGTAGCACCATTCGGCGGTCCGTTCCGGGTCCGGCCTCTCCATGATTTCCGGGTCGGCGCACATGGCAATGAGCCCGGTCAATGCCTTCGCCGCGAAGTAATCACGCAAAGTCATCTTAGAGACGTTCCTCGTCTTAGGTACCTGTGGGGTCACAGTTCCTCCTACACGTTGGGGGCGTCCTTGTAGACCAGTCCGGACTTCAGGCCGATAGCCTGGGCCAGATCCTTGTCGATGTCGCGGAACCTGTCGCCGAGTTTCTCTCTCATGGACCGGAGCTTGTTCGAGAGGTCGTTCCTCTTGTTCCTGAGGTCCGTCTCCTGGCGGGATAGGTTGTCGATCTCACGCATCACGGCCCGGTACTCTTCCAGTTCCTCGACGATCAGTTGTTCAATGGTCTTCTCTTCGTCGTTCACCATGGTTCCTCCTTCGCCGTTGGCCGTGCGGGGCGGCTGGTGCCTTAGGGTGGACGGCCCAGTTGCCACCTATCGGTCTCACCCAGCCGCCCCCGACTGGGCGGGTTCGCGGTCTCGGCCGTTGCCCCAGGAACGGTTAGAGCCCGCCCAGGGTTCTATCTCCTGTCTGTGAAATCCAGGAGCCGGGTGGGCTGGGTGTGGAACCCGCAGGCCGGATGGGAACACTGTACCGACGGCTCCAGGTGCCCCCGGGCGTCCAGGTCGTGGTAGAACCCCGGCCGGGCCCCCTTCCGGTGCAGGGTGGACAGGTTCCCACAGTCCGGGCATCTTGCCCACACCATCAGCCCCAGACCCTCCCTGTGCACCCACGACCACTCCCCGTGCCTGATCAGGTTCTCGTCATCCTGCGCCCTGGCGTCTGCCAACTTGAAATCATACGCCCCGGTGGTGCCCATCTTGACCTCCCATCATCCTAACCATGTGACCACTACCGTGTTCATCAGGCGACAACCAGTTGTCGTCCGTCAGCACCATTCGTGCTGTACGTACCCCTGTCATGCTGTTGCAGGGGTAGCGCTCTCAATGCTTTTTGAGCGCCAACGCATGCCACGGACGTATCGTTTGGTACCAGGAGGGACCCAGGAGGACCCCGGCAAGAGGACCCAAGTTTAATACCTCTAGAAGGGACCCCTGGGACCAGGAGGGGGACCCGGCGAGAAGGATCAAGAACGGAACACATGATATATATTAAGTACTTAATATGTAAAGAAGGGACCCAAGAAAACGAGCTTGAGAAAAGAACGCCCCCCTCCCCTCTTCCGAGGACCCACTCCCGCATCGTGGAGCGAGCTTGACCTTGGCATGTGGCTTGCTATAGCAAACACCTTGCCTGAGCTTGGGTCAAGACCCCAAGCAAACAACGTGCCTTTTGGGAGCAGGAGACAGAAGGGCGAGACAGGGCGAGGACGGGTCGTTGGGCTCTTCTGGCATGTCCCTTGCTGAGGTCCTTTTTTCTTGACCCTGGCTCCTGTCCCCTGGCACGTGGCTTGCTTGGTCAAGCTCCTGGCACGACGCTTGCCTTAGCTTGACAAAGCTTGTCGACAACGCGTGTCTTGTCATCAAGCTTGGTCAAGCTAAGGCCTCGATGCCCCAAGGAAAACGGGCTTGAGGTTCTGAGCTGGCACGAGGCTTGCTCTATCTAGGGTGCCGGGCGAAGGGCCCGGACGAAGGAGGAACACGATGACGATTCCGGAGATGGGCGCACAAGTGGCGACGATGTCGGGAGGGAAGCTGTCGATCCCCCAAGCGCTCCAGGGTTGTGGCTTCTGGGTGGCGAAGGACGGGGGTGTCTGGGAGTTCTCCTGGGACTCCCGGCGGGCTCACTGGGTCGCCTGCTTCCAGGGTGAGGTGCTGGCGGAGATCAACGCGAAGGATTCGCTGGCAACCCTGCTCCTGGCGGCGCTGGTGGGGGCGAGAGGCTAATGAGCGACACGGAGCTTTTGGTTCTGCTGCTGGGGACGGAGGACGCCGCCCCATGCGTTCTGTTCCTGGTAGACGAAGGAGGCAACAAGTGATCGGCACGAAGCTTTGGTTGGTTGTGCTCGAGGAGTGGGACGGCCGGGAGTTCATGGGCCGGACGACGTGGGGGCCGTTCCTGGACAAGCCGACCCCGGAGGAGGCACGGGCCGTTGCCTTCCGGTCGCTGGTCGACGATGCCTGCGAAGACGGCGCTGAAGGGGCCGAGGCCCGCGAAGAGGCCGCAGGCCGGATCGATGAGGACGGCAACGACCTGGGGGTCGAGGAGTTCACCGTCGCTGACCTGAAGGCCGAGCTGAACCGGGCCTAGCGCTCCTTGGGTCTCCCGGGACCGCAACCGGGAGCCGCAAGGCGCACTTTCGCGCCAGAGACAGACGAAGGAGGAACCGATGATCAAGCACGGAGAATGGACGACCCCGGCCGAAGCGATGCATGCCTGCGGCCTCAACTGGGGCGTCCGGCTCAGCGAACTGACCCTGAAGGGAACGTCGACGGTGGCACCCGCTCACCGGGCCGTGGTCCGCGACGACAACGGCGAAGTCCTGGGGGTGGTCGGCCGTCAATGGTCGCCCGTCCAGCCCGCCCGGGCCTTTGACTTCCTCAACCGTCTCGCCCCCGACCTGGGCATGCGGTTTGTGAACGCGGGAGAGTTCCAGGGAGGGCGCAAGGTCTTCGTGCAGGCGAAGCTGCCGGAGGTCATGACCGTCCTGCCGGGCGACGACACGCTCGAGCACATCACCTTCACGACTGGGCTCGATGGCGGGCTGGCGACCACGATCAACGAGACCGCGGTCCGGATCATCTGCCAGAACACGTTCAGGATGGCCCGGCTGGACGACAAGGGCGAGTTCCGGTTTGTCATCCGCCACACGGGGAATCAGGAGCAGAAGCTCGAGGCGGTCCGTCGGCAGGTGCAGGCCGTCATCAATCGCTTCGCCGCGATCCGCGACGACATGAAGCGGTTCGTGCAGTTCAGCCCGAGCAAGGCGCAGGTCTCGAGCCTGCTGAGCCAGATCCTCCCCTACGAGGTCACGGAGCGCACCACGGCCGACTCGATGGTCGGGAACGCCGGGTCCCAGAACCGGGTGAGGGAGCTGATGGAGACCGGGAAGGGCACGGAGATCCCGGGAGTCAAGGGGTCCGCGTGGGGGCTCTTTAACGCGGTCACGGAGTTCGTCGACCACGAGCGCGTCACGACCGGGAAGACGGACGCCATCCGGGCCGAGAACCGGATGAGGTCCGCGACCCTGGGTTCCGGTGCGACCCTCAAGGACAAGGCTTATGCTGGCATCCTGGAGATGGTCAGCTAAGAGCGAACGGACGGCTGGGGGAGCCCCCGGGCCTGGACAGCCTGGGGCGCTCACCCAGTCACCCGTTGTGGGTTGACGAAGGAGGAGACGAGTGATCAACAGGAAAGAGGCGGCACGGCTGAAGGCCAGCTTTATCAATCTGGTGTCGGCCCATGCGCGGGACTTCGTGGTTTTCGCCCAAGGTGAAGGGTCGAACCTGTACGAGGCAAAGGTGGTGATGGCGTCGGCTCTGCGGGAAATCGCCGCTACCCTGGACGCCGAAGCCGAAGCGGAAGTGTCCCGGTGAACGAAGGACGCCGCATCAAGGGAGTGATCCTGACCCCTGGCTTTAAGCAGGTGGTCGAGGCTTCCACAATCGGCCTGCCGCCGGGCTGCTGGCCCGCCATGCTGATCGTGGGGGAGACGCCGCTTGCCCTGGTGGCTGCCGTGGACGACGGGTCGCCGCACCGTTACGTCAACCTGTGGGATGCTTGCGAACTCATCGTCGTCAACGACTGAGGACTTGACAGAGAACCGTTTGTGTGCTTTAATGGTCTGGACCGAATACGGCACCCGTAGTGACCGCGTTCAGTCCAGCAGGAACGAAGGAGGATCACAATGAAGACCCACATCAGCAAGCACGTGCTGTCGGCCCTGAAGGAAGTCAAGGCCAACGGTGGGACAAACCTGGATGAGGACAGCAAGATTTCCCTGCGTACGCTGGACTTCGCGTTGGACACGGACGACAACGCGGCGCCCATGAAACTCACGGAGTCCGGTGAACTCGCGATCACGAATGCCGTGACGCATAAGGAGGATAGTGACATGGCGACCAAGAAGGGCAAGAAGTCCAAGCCCGTGTCGAAGGCCAGCATCGGCCACCGCGACGGAGTCATGACGAAGAAGTACAAGCACTTCGTCGCCGGGTCGCTCCGGGCGAAGAGCGGCAGCTCCAAGCTCCAGTGCGAGATCAAATGCCTCGCCGGAGCGCCGGGCCTCGTCAAGAAGAGCCCGGGCTGCACGGGTGAGCGGACGGTCTTCTCGTCCGACGTCTTCCAGGTCAAGGTCTGCGAGGCCTGCCGCGATTTCCGGGAGCCCAAGGTCAAGGCGGCGCCCAAAAAGAAGTCCGAGAGGGCCCGGGTGACCATCAACAAGGCGACGGCGGCGAAGCGGAAGGCGAAGTCCCCCGTCCGCACCCTGTCGGCCGACTCCCAGGAGTCCGAAGCCCCCGTCGAGAAGACGTCGGAGGCGGCGGCCGAATAACAGCCCTTAAACCCCCTCTCCCGGTGGCCCCGGGCCGGACTCACCGTCTGGTACCGGGGCCCCTTTCGGGAGCTGGTGAGCCAGCTTCCAAGAGGTTAGGAATGAGGGTTTAAGGAGGCGAGAGAGTGGACTTTCACAAGGCTTTGGCGCAGCTCGACCAGTTCGTACGTGGGGTCTGCAGAGCATCAAGCAAGTGTCCCGGCACTCAGGACGACCTGTACCAGGAGGCGATGATCTGCCTCATCGACCTCACCCAGCGCTACGCGGATAAGCCCGTGGACGAGTTCATGCTCCTGGCCCGGACTTCCATCAGGAACCGCCTGACCTCGATGGCCCGCAAGCGTCAGGTCTACTCCAGGACCCTGGACAGGATCGAGCCCCAGGAGTCGGTGGAGCCCCAGCAGTTCCAGGAGGCCCTGGCCCGGGAGGTCTTCTCCTACGTGGAGGCCCGGCTCACCGATCGGGAGCGGACGGTCCTGGCCCTGACCAAGAAGGGAATCCCACCCCACCACATCGCCAAGATCACGGGTCGTGGCAAGGTCGGCGTCTTCAAGTCCTTGCGCATCATCAGGGAGGAGATTGCCACCTACCACGGCCGGAGTGAGGACCTGGACACCTGGATCAGCCGCCAACTGGCCACGATCCGGGCCCTGTTCTACTGATGGGCATGAGCAAGGGCGGTCCCGGGTGCGAAAAGTGCGCTTGCCAGGACCCGGACGTCATGGTAACACAGAGACGGTGCAACCATTCGGCCTTTAACGGCTACCATTGGACGGCGTCCGACTATTCAACCGTCCGGTGTTTATGGTGTGAAACCACCTGGAGAACGAAAGCCAAGTATGTAACTGTAAAACCAGACGCACCGCAAACCTGGAGAAGCCAAACCATAGAGGAAACACGTGCCCTACTCAAACAATGAAGAACGTCGGGAGAAGAACCGCGTCTTCAACATAGCCTACCGTCGGCGCTTGCAGGCGAGGCGTCTAGCACTCATCGACCGCCTGGGCGGCAAATGTTTTGACTGTCACGCGACCGTGGGACTCGAGGTCGACCACGTGGTAGTGGACAAGCCGAGCCGCATGAGGGAGAAGTCCCACGTCGCCCGAATCCTGGAGTACGAGGCCCAAGAGAAGAAGGGCAACGCCATGGTTCGGTGCAAGGTCTGTAACGGTAGCAAGCAGGACAGGTTCGGCCACTACTAGGGCCTGAGGTTCGGCCCAGTAGATGGGTCGTCAGGGTGAAAGGCCGCCAGATCACCGTGAACCGTACAGATGGCTATGATGTCTTTGGATGAACAGCGACCCGCGGCCCTTCCGGTTAAAAGAGTCAACGTGGTCGGACTCTGTGGCAACTCCTGGGAACCATCCATCAGAAACGTCTGGCGGGCGCCGCAACGGTGACAGTGGGCTACACGTACTTCATTCAGACCGTCGTTTACCATTAAAAGAGTCTCCTTCTGTGCCAAAGAAGCTTGAGGATCTCCGTATCAGAAAGGGCTTTCGGGTCCGGACCGTTCCGTACCTGGGCGTCGTAGACCTGGGAGACCCCTCTCCCACGCAAGTCCCGTGCCACACGTTCCGTGGCCCGCCGTCCGGCCGGGTCGGAATCGTAGAAGAGGGTCACGGAACGGGGTCGCTTGCGCAGGAGGCTCCCCAGGGCCCATCCGCCCAAGCTCGTGCCCAGGGAGGCGGCAACGCGGCCCGCCGTAATAGTACGGGAGACGACCCGCCAATCCCACACCCCCTCCACGAGGACCACGTCCTGGTTCTGTGCCAGTCCGTCGATACCGTAGGCGACCTTCTCCTTCGGCCACCAACCTTGCTTCTCCGGGCCGGACTTCTCCTTCGGCTCGACCAGACCGTTGGCCGACCGGGCGAGGTACTGGACGAGCACCCCGTCCAGGTAGACGGGCACAATCAGCCGGTAGGAGAGCCAAGTCTCGTCGGAGTAGCCCCAACCGAGCTTCACCAGCTCCGGCAGGTCGATCTTGGCTTTCATCCAGCACATGCGGATGATGTCGTCGATGATCACGCCGGAGCCGCCGTCGTTCAGGCCGAAAGGCACGAAGCCCGGTATGAAAACGGGCGTTTCTACCTCAGGTAGGACCTCCTCCCGGACCGTCGTGACCGAGATCGACAGGTCAATGTGGAGTTCCTCGAGGAGGTCCCGGACGAACCCGCCGGAGTGACACCGGAAGCAGTGGTAGTGACCCCGGCGGAGGTTGACACCGAATTTCTTCTTGCCGTCCTGCTTACAGCCGGGCCGCGGGCACTCGTAGTTGTACTCGTACTTGCCCTGACGTTCCGGCAGGCCGAGCTTCCGGGCCAGGGCGGAGGCGATGTGGTTCACTCGGCGCCGACGGCTTTGAGGGCTGCAAGGCAAATGGACATACAGGTGGTAACAGTCAGTTCGTCGGGCCACCGTTCCGTCCCACACCGTTCATCGGTACGGACGACGATATCGTCCTCCTGGTCAATGGATTTGCACCGCCCAATCCTGAACTCGTACGGACCGTCATGTTCGAAGAATTCAAGCCTGATGACCGGCTTGTAAACGCCCTTGTCCCTCATGAAGGTCAACCTCTTCACCACTTCCCAAGCCGCTGAGATGTCACTTGAATACGACGGCGTGGACTTCCAGTTGCCATTGTGGTCCAGACCGGCGGACAGGTGGGACCCAGGCTGGAAAGACCACCCCATCACCTTCTCGGCGACCAGGGCGTCGAGCTTCATCCCAGGCTCATGCTCTGTCGTCATCCGCTGTTCCCGTAGTAAACCCACTTCTGGATGGTTTGCATGATGAACCGGCAGATGTGACTCTGGGAGCGCGATTCGTTGCAGGCTTTAATGGCGTCCTTACGGGCTTCCTCGGTCTTCTCCTTGGTCAGCCCCAAGTCCATGGAACCTATCAGGCTTAGGCATTCTTCTTCGCAGTTGTCCGGCACCATGAAGCTCACCGGTTCACCCGGTCTACGATCTTGGTGGCCATCTGGACGCAGGACTCGATATAAACGTCGGCATTCGGGTGGCCGTTGGCAATCGCCGGTCCCAGGTGACCGGCCAGCAGGCCGGACAGTAGGACGATGGCCGCCGCCTCGATGCGGGCCTTTCTCTCCTGGTCTGTCATTTTGCCCTCTGCCAGATCTCGAGTAGCTTCTGCTCCTGCCGGTCGGAGAGCGGGAACCCGTCCTTCACACGATTGGAGATCGACTCGAGGAACTCCGTCTCCCATTCGTTCAGCGAGAAGGTGTCGTCCGCGACGGCGCGGTTGATGTCAGCGATCATCTCTTTCAGGTCGTTCAAGCGAACCTCCAGCATCGACGAGACAAACAACCCCAGGACGAAACCGAAGCAGAAGAGCAGGACACCCAGGAGACCGTCCAGGAGTTCAAGCACCGGCCGCGGGCCTCAGTCGCTCAATGTACGGCGCCATCTTCTCAGGACGCCGGAACCGGCGGATGTACTCGGCCGCCGCGTCCGTGAGCGTGGGACCGTTAGGGCCGAAACCACACAGTTTGAGAGCTGCCGCCGCTCGTCTGGGCCACTTCCTGGTTGATGCTCTCAAAATTTCCTGTCTTTCTTAATATCACTTAGAATTGAAAGTCCAATACAGAAAGCGACGAAGGCCGCCCCTAATGCGAAAATGACTACACTGAGCTCCAATGCCCACGTAAACGCAGCTTCCATTTAAACCTCATCAGAAAGGGCCGTGATCCGGCTCGTCTCCCAATCCACCGAGCAGTCGACGCCGAATTCCGATTCCCCAATCCGGGAACCCATGACGTACAGCGACAGTTCGGCGCGGCGGGCCGGGTCGTGATTGACCGACACCGCCAGCTCGACGATGCCCGTGATCTCGAAACACTCCGACATGTGGTCCATATAGAGGACCTTGGCATTCACTCCGGGCCGGTTCGCTTGGTGGGCCGTCCAGATCGGGACGCCGCACTCGCCGGAGATCCGGCCGAGTTGTTCATAAATGTCCATAAGCTGGAGGCGCTTCTCGTCCTTCGGGTTGGTAGGACGCATGAGGGCGGCGTAGTCCAGGATGACGACGTCCACCTTACCGGCTCCCTCGATGCAGGTCTCCAACATGGGAGGAGTCAGGGTCTTCTTCGGGAACCATTTGATCTGGAGCTTGGACTTGAGCTTGGCCTGGAGTTCACCCATGACGCGGGTGAACCGGTTCGGGACCTTGGCGAGGACCTTCTGTCCACGGCCGTAGAACCGGGCGTCGTACATCTGGGCGACTTCGTCGAGCCGGTTCTCTAGAGAAACGTGGAGGACGGAACGTCCGGTAAGGACGGCGTGAGCCGCAACGGTCCGGAGAGCCGTCGACTTGCCGTGCTTGGGGAGTCCCATGAAGCAACCAACTTGCCCCGCCCCGAGCCCGCCCCCACAAGCCTGATCGAGAGGGCCCAGCCCTGTTGGAATCTTGAGAGTTCCGTCCGATCCATCGAGACCTGCATATCGACGAGCACGTGCCCCGGCTCCAGCGAAGAAGTCGTAATAGATCGAAGATCCAGTTGAACCGACTTTTTGGGCACGGTCGATGATCGGCCGGACCTTGTCGAGTTCGCCCGCTTCCGCCGCCGCGTGGGCTTCGGAGACGGCCTGGAGGAGCGCGGCGCGTTTACCAAACTCTACCGCCCTTTCCTTATAATGTTCCGTGTTCGTACCACGAAGCTTATAGACGGTCCGAGCTTCCTTCTCGTACTCAGCGAACTGGCGACCGTCGGCGACAACTGCTTTGAGTTCCTCCAGACAGACCGGAAGATCGATAGACCCGGCGGGGAGACCGGAATCTTGAAACACCGCGAGAATGGTTCCCAGGATCTCGTCGGTGAAGAACTCGGGCCGGAGGACGTCCGCGTTCGCCCTCGCCCACTTCTGGTCTTCCCAGGCGGCGGCGAGGATACGACGTTGGAACGGGATCTCGAATTCGTAGGACACTTTTTCTTAGTCCTGGTCACGGAGCAACAGTTTAAGGTGAAGAATCAACTCCGGAAGTGACTCGGACATTTTACGACGATCGATCATGACATGCGCTGGAGCCAGGAACCGAGCCCAAGCGGCGTACGGTTCACCTTTGAAGAAGACGCCAACCATAGACCGACCAAGTGACCTCCTGATAGCCATTTCGGACCCCAGGCCAGTAGACGGATCGGTAGCCACACATACCATGAGTTTGCAGTTAGCCACGCAGAGCTGGTTGGCTGAACAGACGAGGTCGAACTCGGTGTCCGGCTTCGCCCACTCCGCCGGGTCGTCAACCGAGATGCCGACACTACGGAGCCCCAGCAGGAGGCGGTTGGTGAGTTCCACTGTCGCACGGCTGGCCTTGAACATCGGGTGGGCGAGGTATACTTCCGAGAAGGTCCGCTCCGATAGCCCGGTCATCGTTACTCCGGAATCCTTCGATTTGCCTTTTGAAGTTGAGCGCACGTTTTTCATAAACGATCTCCGCGAATTCCTTCCCTGTCATCCCCGCCACGACTGCCGCCGTAACAACGAAGTGGAATAGGTCGACAATTTCCACCCTAGTGTTCTGGATGTCTGTCTTGGTACCGGGCTTCCACCACTTCCAGGCCAGGGACTCCTTGAACTCACGGAGTTCGTCCTCCATGGCCTTGCCAAAACGGTGAAGCCACACCGTGGGCAGGTCGTTGGGGCCGATCTTCCCTTGCCTAGCCATCTCGCCCACCTGCTGGAGGTTAGGAGAGATCTCGTTCTTCTTGAATATGAAATCCGACAGCGACAGGATGTCGTCGAACATCTTGCCAAAACCCTCTGACACGATCATGGGAGGGTGCTGCTGGACCTTCGCTGACGGTTCCTTGCCCTGGAGAAGCAAGAACATGTTCTCCTCAGGGAACGGGTCCAGTACCCCGGCGTCGATGGGCGGTTCTTCGTCCTTCACCGAGCCACCCTCTTCTCGATGCGGATCACTTCCGGCTCTTCGATCGGTGCGGGTCCGGTGTCGAACTGGGACAGGAGTTCGTTGATCACACGCTGGCCATCCGACCGCTTGATGGCTTCGAACGGATCACCAGCCCGGCCGACGACTGGCGGCGGCATGGTACGGACGGCGACGGTGTACGGCTGTTCCCACATCTTGCGACGATCAACATAATACCGGAACCGTTCCATTCCCTCGTACCGCACCCGCTCTTCGTAAGCCTGGGAATAGTTGCGGTCCGGACCACGTCGAGACCTATACTCTCTGTCGTAGATCACACAGGCTGTGTCCATGTCGACGCCGTGTTCCATCATGATAGATTTCACAATGAATTTAACTTCCTCGGCCTCTTGACGCGAGTAGACGACCGGGCAAGGACAGCATGGACAGTTATCAGGGTGGCCACAAATCTTCATTTCTGAATCCCGTTTACGATTTCCAAGTGGACGTCGGCGACCGTGGGCAGCCACCGGAGCAGGGGCTCGAGCGTGGAGGCTTCGTCCTGGAAGCGCTTCTCGGCCACCAGAGCGTCCCACTTATCGGACCGGGCCTTGACCCTGGCCCGCCGGACTTCCAGGTCGGCCTTCACCACCACGATGGCGACCCGGTAGCCATACTGTTGGGCCTTGCCGGTCAGCCACATGAACTGGGCCCGGGACCTGGGGAATCCATCAATGACGACGGACTTGAGCCTGGACCCGGCCTTGATGGCCTGCAGGATATGGGCCCGGACGAGGTCCTCCGTCGACTCCGGCGCCAGCTTCCCAAGGTCCGGGAGATCGTGGCCGGACATCGTCGCTCGGACGAACTTACCCGGAAACACTACCGAGTAAGGAGCGATACGGGCCATGTTGTCGATCAGAGTTGTCTTGCCCGAGCCCGTACCGCCCGTAACTCCTATGAGGAACCCCTCCCTGGGCAGGACCCCGGCGATGGCACGAGCCCAGTAGTCGGATTCGACCGTGACCGGATCGATGTCTGTCGGTTTCATGCGAGTTCAATCATATCAGAGACCTTCGGCCCCGTCCCGACGTGGGACAGGAGCGGCTTGGGGATGAACGGGATCGTACCGTCGTCCATCAGTCCCTCCACGTAACGGACGAACTGCCGGGAAGGTTCCGTCAGCTCCGACAGCGACCGCTTGCCGCCGTCCTCCGCCCGGACGTGGTTGATGAAGTTGAGGAAGACATGAGTCGGGGCGCATACCCGGAGGGCCTTCTTGAACTGGGTCTCGGAGAAGGTGAACACGCGCCGGATCTTGTTGGTCACCGTGGTCCGCTCCACCAGCGAGAGCTTGGAGTCCGACATCCGCTCCAGGTCCTCCCATTTGATCTCCGACTGGTCCGCGTAGAAGGGACCGGAGTCGCCGACCTTGACCATGACGTCGTCCTTGCCGTACATGCCCTTGGGGTCCTGGACAATTCCTGGTCCCTTCTCCATCTGGTGGCCGACCCGGATCGGGAAGGCCCTGATGCACCCATAGACGTCCCCGATGAGCTGGGGCGGCACCCCGGCATCATTGAGGATCTGGGACGGAGTCACGTCACGGGAAGTGCAGTAGGGCCACAGGTGGCCGTGGTTGATGGACAGGTCGAATCCCTGGGCCCCCTCGGCGAGGCACAGCGCCCCACCCGCCAGGAAGGTCCGTAGGTAGGCGGTCGTGTCGCCGATCCACTCCTTCAGCTCCCGGCAGTCCTTGGCCAGAACTGTCAACGTGGCACCCGGGGTGCGCATCATCTTTCCAACCATAGAAGCTGCGGTCCCCTGCTGGGTGGAGGAGATGTGCTTCAACGACTCCCTCTCCTTGGTCTTGTGGATTTCCAGGACCACTGCCGCGTGAGGGTGAATCATGAGCCGCTTCTGGGCCTTGTGGGTCTCGACCTCCTCCAGGAGTCGGTAGATATCGATGACCGAGCCCGGGTTGAGAAGGAGGCGGGTGTCCGGGTCCAGGGCCGCGACCGGAAGCATCTTGAACACGTGCTTCTTGCCGTCGTCCAGGACCGCTGTGTGTCCGGCGTTGGGGCCGAAGTTAGTTGTGGCCGCCGCGATCTCGTGCTTGTCCGACAGCCAGTGGACCATCTTCCCCTTGGCCTCGGAACCCCACTGGAGTCCCATCACTACGTTCAGCGCGTACCGTCTCATATCTTCCTCGTCCTAAAAGTTTAAGGGCGGTGGCGTACCCTGCTAGACCCACCGCAGACCGGAGTCTCCTCTAACGGGCCGGATAGAGAGTTAAGACCCGAGCAGGATTTAACGGCCCAGCACTTAGAGCCCTAAAAGATCAAACCGTTTCCCAACGTGCCAATCCGGGCTCTCTGTGGCACTGGCGTTAGCGGTATCACTCCGTCAGCTCCGGCGTCCCGGGGCCCAACCTCGAGGCTTTCCGCCAGCACCACAGGGAGCCCCCGGGCTTTTGAGGGCCCGGGAGCGAGAGACGAGGGAAGTCTATTTCTTCTTCGTCACCGCGCCCTTCACAGGCGGCTTGGCGACGGTCTTCTTGGGCGGCGGGGCGGGTTCCTCCTCCGTCTCGAGGTCGACGTTCTCCTCCTCGGCGGGGACGTCCTCGGCCGACTCGGACTCCTCGGCGGGAGTCTCCTCTTCCTCGGCGGGGGTCTCCTCAGCCGTCTCCTCGACGGCTTCCTCGGTGACCTCCTCCTCAGCCGTCTCCTCGACGGCTTCCTCCTCGGAGGCGGCTTCGGCGCCGGGCGCGGGCAGGATTCCCAGCTCCAGGAAGCCCTCGGGCGTGTAGAAGTCCTTGACCTCGGCGAGGATCGTCGGCGGGATGGGCTTGCAGTTCGCCGCATCCCGGACCTGGACCTTGTACATGTCCGAGCCCTTCGCCTTGGAGTTGAACGAGATGACGAAGTCCCGAGCCTTGCATCCCAGGAGCTTCTCCCCGCCGGGGCCGTAGTCGGTGTCGGCGAGGCAGCCCAGCATGGAGTTGTAGACGCTCTTGGGGAGCATCACGTGGCGCATCTTGAAGCCCTTGGTCACCGGGTCGCGCTCCTCGGTGTCCACGATGTTGACCGCGTACTTGGTCTGGGGTGCCATGTCCTTCCCGCGCTTCTGGTCCTGTTCGGCCTTGGAGGCCAGGAGCCGGGCCGACTGCTTCACCAGCTCCGGCGAGGTCATGCACGGGCGGTTGTCCTTGGCGACCCCGAAGTGGATCGTGACCGGGCGGTCGGCCTCCTCCACCACCTTACCCAGCTTCTCCTTCGGGAAGTAGCCGTTCTTCACGTCGTCCGGCGTGACCTTGTGCTTGAATGAGAAGAGCCGGATCCGATTGGGCTTCCCATCCTTGAACTTGAAGCGATCCCCCGACGACTTGGAGGACTCTTCCTTCCTCTGCTCGATGCGCGAAATGTCCAGACCCACTGATATCTCCTTAAAGTTGAAAACTAGGAGCGGGCGGTCCGCTGGGACTTGCCGACGGCGGTCTCCACTTCCTTGACCGCGTCGTTGAGCCAGCCTTCGGCGACGTTCTTGAGCCGGGTCTTGGCTTCCGACGGCTTCTCCCCGGCCTTGACGACGTCGTCGACCGAGAACTCGTACCGGACCGACTCGTAATTGCCGATGTTGATGGTCCGGCCGACACTTACCATTACTCTCATTTTTCCTCCGATTTGTGCAGCCGGAACGCCCGGCAGGCACAACCCCGTTCACGGCACCCGGTCGAGAGTTCGAGAGCGGGCATGAGGGTAACGACAGTGACTTTCCTGCCGTCGCGCTGCTTGAACC